GCGCACTGCCGACGAAATAGACACCCGCCGTATTGATCAACCCACCTGAGCCATTACCACTTTGGTCCCCTGCCGAAATGACAACTGGCACACTCGCTGTGGCAGCTGACATATCATGTGTTCCCTGTAATCCTCCAGCAGAACTATAACGCTTGACAATGCATGGCTCAACAGCGATTAGGCAGAAATCATAGAGATCATGAGCAACAACATAATTGTTGGACAATGCAGCCCGTGAACGAGAGTAACTACCATCACCACCAGCACCGTCACCAACTTGCATAGCGCCGCCATCGCCATCATCAAAGCGGAAATAGACATTAGCGCCACCAACATTGGCGGCATACTCAGCTGTGGGATTACCTGTAGTAAATGAAATCAAGCATTCGTATGATGTTGGTTCAAGAACATACAAATCTGAGCCATTGTTAGCACTATCTCTGCCAATGCAAACAGGTACGTCAGAAGTTATGACAACAGCCTGATTCGAGGAGTAGGTGACACCAGCTGTAGGAGCAAGTGTTGTTACGGTATCCTTAGCCACAGAGAACGTCTGTGGTGTATTAGCGCCAATTGTAATCGTGACATTACCCGCTTTGTTGGGTGCATAGGCGTAGTAAGTCAGATTGTTGTTGCGTGACCAATAGTCCCAGAAGGCTTTCCCAGCAAAAGCCAGAGGCAACAGATTGTCGGAGCCACACATAATACCGCAGGGCTTGTTGACCTCAATAACATCTCCAACCGACGCAGAGAAGCTACCAGATGTTGCAGTTGCAGCCGATACCTGAACAACGCCATTCTTGGTGATAACGGTATCGATTTCAGTAGTGGCGTAGTAGACAGTGGCAGCATTCGTATTCCAGACCACCATTGGACCAAGAATAGCATTTGATAACTTATCTATCAGCCTATCACTAACACCCAGCGGTTTTGTAGCATCGTCAGTTAGCTTAGCAGCCGAGGTTACCGGCCCAGCAACAGAAGTGAAATTCCCGGAAGCATCTTGATGGGCAATCCAGTAGTAATAGACAGTGCCCGCCGTAAGGTTATCATCGATGTAATAACCAGCTGTAACCTTCTTGAATGGAGTCGTCGTGCCCGGCACTGGCGTAGTGTTAACAGTGTTGCGGTAGACGGCGGTGGCCGCATAGTCCGGATATGTCAGGTTATCGACATCGGTCCAATCCACCTTATTGCGCTTAGTATTGGCAGCGATCGACAGACCCGACGGCGTCGGGATAGTATTGCCCTTCTTGGATCGGGTATACGCTACGGCTGAGGTATAAGAACCAACCTTGTAAAAGGTATTTATTGCAGCTACTTGATAATTATACGACTGTCCAGTCTTTACCTCCACAGAAATAGAAGTTCCATCGGCAGGAAACTCCCGAACTTTACCATTTGAGACTTGGGTAACCTTCAGGATGTAGCCTTTAACAGGTACTCCGGCAGCTGGCGCAGTCCAAGAAACATCTGTGTGTGCCTGAACAGTGCCATCGGTAAGGACCTCGATGATGCCTGCGCCGACTGTTAAACCAGTTGGTGTATTCGGGGGTGTCGGGTCCGTCTTGCCGTCAACAATACCACCATCCTTAACCAGCTTCGACGCCTCAGGACGGCAGAACATATGGGACCAAAATACAGTTCCGGCCGTCTGGGTATAGATGTAGGGCTCCAACCTTCCCCAAACAATCGTCGAGGTAGATGGAACGACTAGAGTGTCACCGTATTCGACCCAAGACGTTGTCAACGAACTATAGAAGTTTAGATCAACAGTCGTGATTTCTGTAAGACTTGCATCACAGAAGCTAAGACGATAACCCGCAGCGGCTGCAGCCAACGAGCTATCCTTCTTCATCATACCGCCAATATAGTATTCTTCACCAGCACGAACTGGGAATAACAATGTATTGCGATTTGTATAGGACGACCCCCCGGTGCCGGCGCGCTTCATAACATAAGTGCCACGGTAAGCGTTCACAGCGTCGCTAACAATGGTCGAAGGGTCAGAAAAGCCAACATTAGGACCAAGGCTGAGGTCGCTATTTGCGGCCATGGCCGAAGGATCATTTATATCTTGATCACTAAGGCTGACATACTTGGCATACCCACTAACCGGTCCAGCTATAGCTGTGAAATTACCAGAAGCATCCTTATGCGCAACCCAGTAATAATACGTTGTCAATGGAACCAGGTTCTCATCCAAGAACCGGCCAGACTTTGTCTTTTTATAGGGAGCGGTCACTCCGGGTGTGGGAGTCGTATTGACTGTGTTACGATAGACGAACGTGGTGTCGTAGTCCGGATAAGTATCCGAATCAACATCGACCCAATCGATAAGATTAGTCTTCATCCCAGTCGAGATCGTAAGTCCCGATGGGGTGGGAATCGTGGTAGAAGCCTTCTTTACCAGAGTTAGCTGGACCGATGCTGATGCCGCGCTAAGTTGCTTCGAGAACGATGATGCCTGACAAGTTACGGTGTATTGTACACCAACCTCTCCTGGTATTTGGAACTTACCGTTCAACGAATGCTTGGTTACAGCTGGATTACTAGCATTGTCTGTGATGGTGAAGATGAAATCAGTCTTGGCCGAATACCCAGCTACCGAAATCGATCCTTTAAGATAGGTTTTTACCGGGCCGTCCCGATCGGTTTTTTGATACTGGCTAAGCGTGATCGTACCAGGAGTCGCGGGCGGTGTAGCATCGGTCGCCGCTTCCGTAACGGAGCCTGTTCCAAGGTCGCTTGAGCCGATAAGGGCTCCAGCACTGGATACAGGACCAGCGACAGCTGTGAAATTACCAGAACTATCCTTATGAGCAACCCAATAGAAATAGGTCGTTGTCCCTGTATTCTGATCGACGAGCTTACCGGACTTGGTCTTTTTATAAGGTGTCGTTGAACCTGGCGTCGGTGTCGTATTAACCGTATTGCGATAGACAAAGGTCGTTTCGTAATCTGGATAAGTATCCGAGTCAACGTCTGTCCAATCCACCACATTATTTTTGATACCAGACGTGATCGCCAATCCAGCCGGGGTGGGAATATCTGTGGACGCCTTCTTAACCGGAGTAAGCGGCGTGCTTGCGGACGCAGCGCTAAAGACACCAGCAAAAGAGATCGCCTGTGCTGTTACTGTATAGGTCGTACCAACTTCGGCTGGGAACTGGAACTTACCGTTGGTGCTATGGATTGGGTAGGTGGCATTACCCGCGTTATCAGCAACCAAGAACACATACCGCGTACGCGCCGAATACCCGCTCGTAGAGATCGAGCCCTTGATATAGGTGTGGATACCACCATGTTTATCGCGTTTTTGATATTGCGCAAGTGTAATAGAGCCAGGAGTAGCGGGGGGATTGGTATCTGTGTCGTCCTCGACAATGCGGATCGTTGTACCCACGATCCCCCCGGTATTCGATGCCGGATACTTGGCCGACTCATTCCCTGACCGATCGACAAATGTGATCCAGTAATACCGCGTTGTGCCATTGCCCAGATTAGCATGCTCCATCCGCGTGCCAGTGATATCGTCTAGCAGCGTTGCGGTGGTAAAATCATTCGTCGCTGATGAATAGACATTGGTCTTTTTGTAATCGCTATCCGGGCTGGCCCCCCAGCGGATTACATTCTTGTCATGCCGTCCAACGACCGTGAGCGACGTCGGAGCTGTCGGTGTCGTTGCCTTCTTATTGGCAAGCAACGTTGCATTGGAGGTATAGTTACCAACTGTGCCGAGCGACGATACCGCTGCCACCGAAATAGAATAGTTTGTGCCGGATATGATACCCCGGATACGTTTGCGATGGGTTGTGGCCGTACCGTTACCAATGTCCTTGACCGTGTAATAATCAAAATCTACCCCGTCGTCCACACGGACAACGTAACTGACCTTCTTGTTCGCGAGGCCGGTAAATGTGACAACGTATTCCAACTCTACCTTGCCATCACCATTCAGGTAGGTGCGTTGGGCAAGGGTCGGAACTCCAGGAACTCCTGGTGCAGTGCCATCGGTATCTGCCTCGGTGATCGATTGTGTCGTGACGCTCAACCCAGCAGTATTTGATGCCGGATACTTCGCTGACTCATTCCCTGATCGATCGACAAATGTAATCCAGTAGAAGTAAGTCGTCAGATTTGATTTATTACCGTCGCTCCAACCAGTACCATGCTTTTCATGGACTTGGGTAGCTGATGTAAAATCGTTCACGGTCGCCCGGTAATACCGGGTCGTGAAATAGTCCTTATCCGGGGACTTATCATGGTCTAGGACAACGACCTTAAATCCACCGGACCCGGTTAGGGATGTCGGCGCGGTCGGAGCTATGGACTTTTTCGACACAGTGAGCGACGCCGAGGGCGACCAATCGCCTGCCTCGTTATCTCCATGCAAAGCCCGAACATAGACTGTATAGGTTTTACCAGATGATACGTCGAATTTGTAGGTGTTATCAGGGCTGTGGCGATAGAACGTGTCGGTGCCATCATCGATCTTCAGCTGATATTCGACCTTGCCAACAACATCGGTCCATGTAGCTTTCATGCGGAAATCGAGTGTGCCGTCATCCGCCAAATAGGAAGATGCCGACAGTGTTGGTGCGGCAGGCACATCGACCACGAACATCGTAACCGTCTTCCATCCGGTCCAGTTCGCCTTACGGGAGGAGATTATTGGATCAGCAATAAAACGGATTTCATACGATTTATTAAATCGCAGGGCCGAGTGCGTTATTTTACGAGTGTTATCCTCGACGTTATGGAATACTCCGTGTGCGAATACGTCGGTCTTACCGGCGCGGCGCATTTCCCAACGGATTTGCTTAACATCGATATCGAACGCACCCCATGTCCAACTAACCGAGATTGCAGGCTTGTCACGACCATCACCACCGCCTTTGATGGTTGTATCGACTTGGCTCGGCGTAACTGTGAAGTCACGATTATAGGGGCTGACAACTTGGTCGTCAAGTGGGCCGACCGATTGTTCCAACTCCATGGTTGTGTCCCAATTGTAATCATCGGGATCAATCTCACGGAATGTAATAAACTGGTTACAATTGGGCAAATCTTCCTTCTGGATAATAACAAACTTCTTATTCACATACCCGTTGCGGTCCGAGTTCCAATTTATGACGTCGTAGACTTCGAGGATCGCAGTTTCGGGCGGAAATGTGGCTTGATGGATGCGCTGTTTGCGACTATCGCGGACCGCCGCGCGCATAAGACGTTGGACTTGGTTACGCTCAGATACCATAGGGAATTCGAGAGGCACCGAATACTCATTGCCATCATCCTCGTCTATGTAGTCCTGTGCCCGATACACAGCAGCATCTTTGCTCTCCCAGCAGGCATTCGGTTCGGGATAAGTAGCATTGGCAGTATTGTAGGTGTCCTGAATAGATTTGAACAGGTCATCGTTCTGTTCTTCCGATATCAGAATATCTTCATCAGTGAAGCTATAGACCGACGCACCTGGCCCGCCGACATACATCTTCCAGAAGCCACCAAATTCGATTGTATAGCCAGAGCAAGAGTTATCGAATTCTTTGAGCGTATCCAGTGGCGGAATGTCCACAGACACTTCCGCACCAGCAGTATAACGTTTTACAAAGCCTCCCGCGTTCAATGTTACATGCTCATCACACGTATTCATCGCCGCCATCCAAATATCAGATGGCATGGCTTCGGCCGGGGTGTCCTGGCCACCGTACATGTGTTTGTTGCCGTATTTAATCCCCATGACAACATTATACGCCATTACAGCCACGTTATCGGAGAACTCATAAGTGGATTGGTCACCACGACGATGTGATCCCGAACCACCCGACACAGTGCTGTCTTTACGGATATCATATAGTGGGATACCTTCAACAACCCACTTAAACGTTGGGATACCAGACCAAACACCATGAGTAGACGACCGCGCCCTTACGATAACATAGGCACAGCCCCGTCCAATCATGTCGGACGACCAAGGCTTTACAGGATCAGCACCAAAAGTGTCAATAAGCCACTGATCGGCTACTGTCTGGGTGCCATCATAGAATTTCGTCCAGAGATAATCCTGGTCATTCTGGTAGTATTGATCCGTTACAAAGAAACCATCAGCATCCGGACCATCACCAAACAAGTAATCGATGATCTTCCCGTTGACAACCTGCTTAGATGAATAGGCTGTGATTGGTAATTCCGATATCTCGATAACCATAACGAGATATCGATTGTCCTCACCATAGGCATTCACATAATTTAACTTGCCGGAGGTCGCATATTTGCCTATCACGAATGACAACGGGTTATCGCCGCCGGTATCCATGCGTTGTTTGACACCCTGCGGCTTTGGCTCATCTGGCGCGAACAATTTTTGAAGCAGATAATTCGCACCGATGGATAGCGCTGTCCCCAAGACGGCAGTGCCAAGCGTACCCAGCCCACCAACAAGACCCCCGATAAGAGGCGCAATCATCGGCATGGCCGCAGCCGGACCAGCCCACGAAAGGAACATTGCGGTAGTAGCGAATAGGATTTTCTTCACGGTGTACCGACCTTGAATATTGTGTGGGCCTTAGACAGGTTTACACTCCCCATTCCGCGAGTACCGGGGGAGGGCGAAAAAATCCTGTTCTTATAAATCACGCCGACGATATCCTCGTCACCGTATCTAAACGCTCCGAGATCACCAGAAAATCCTTTGCCCCACTCTGAGACAGATGGAAACAGCGAGGAAATATAGTGCAGGGTATTCTCAAAGCCGTATTCATGAAGGATGGCCTTGGCCCCTTCTTCATCGGAGTAATGGCCTCGAAATTGCGCTGCGAAATCGATGTGCGTAAAAGCCAATACAGCATCTGCACAATTAAGAGCGCAGTCGAACTTGCCCCACTCGCCGACTCGATCGGTTGCGGCGTTCATGTAATGGCTTAGCAGTATCTGCCAATTGGGATCACGAATTACTTTGGACGATACCATTTCTCTGGCTTCTTTAGATGTTCATCGGCTGACTTTTCTTCTTCGCCCCAGAATATGCGCCAGATGCCCGAAACATCCAAGTAACGGCCAAATCGATCACCACTCCTGGTCTTAAGGAACTCGTCTGAATACTTTGCTCCGCCTATCTTGGTCATAAGGCGGGAATAGGAGGAGCATTCCAGCTCTACTGTACCTTCACCACCCGATTTTGGAACCTTGATTGGGGCTTTGTTGACAAACCCAGCGAACAGGCAATAGGCCGGAGCTACAATATTGCCTGAGGCGGGATCGAACAATGCCCTGTGTATCTGCACATCCCCCCGTTTTGGATCATAGGTGCGGATGGCATTCACTACTGGGGCCGGAAGGCGCGAGAAGATAAGGCGGATGGATCGCGCTTCCAACTCGAGCTTTTGTGGGATGGAGGGAACCTTTAACGAGGGGACTGATTGATATGTCCTGGTCTTTACAGTAAAATCCTTTGGGTCCAAGAGCGGAATACCCTCAGTAAGATCGCCATTCCAGATATTTACTGCTTGTGTGGAGCCGTCGCCACGATCCTTCCCCTCAATGCGAAGCATATACCGAACCTCAAGCCGCCGCTGTTGTAGCGCAGCATAAGTATCAGTATCCACTGACATAACCATTAGATTACCTGCCGCCAATCAAAGCCAATGCCGGTTACAACCATACCTTGGCCAACGCCTTCGCGATAGCTCCCAGGTATAATTTTTACCTCTACACAGGGGTTGGCAAAGGTCAACACGTCATTTACAGCGGCACCGTTACGAATACGCGGCCGGACTTCGATCCAGTCTGTAACACCAAACCCATCAGCTACTTCTTGATTAGACACTATTTGATGATAGGCCCGATGTACAGGATCAGTCCCGAAATCGAAATGGAAGAACACCCCACGTTGGAATTTAAATCCAACAGGAGCATTCTTAATTTGTATCCGGAGATTATCCGAAGAGATGTCATTGATCTTGATTGTTCCACCCATTCCATTCAGAATAGTCCCATCGGGATCATAGAATGGGTAAGGCGCGCGGGGATCGCCAAGATAGAAAGAATTCTGACTTTCATCTAGCGAATTGATAAGAGCCTCCACTTCGGCGGCTTGCTGGAAAGTCATCACTGTGGACTCTACCGAACCAGTCCAGGCACGTGGAGCGATATCGGCGACGATGATGTCGCCCGCCCCGGACGTGCTGATGTCTTGAAATCCAGTAAGCCGACGACGGTTACTTTCGATCATCAAACGATCAGATAGCTGGCTTTTATCCAGTGGGAAATTAAGAAGTCCTGCCATTTATCCTCTAGCCCATTTGTCATTCTTTATATCTCTCATCCGCTCTGGGAGAACTTCACGAGAGAAATGTCCCATACCTTGCTCTATCTGTTCATTGGTGTTCTTATGGATTTGTTCCAACAGTTCCTTATCGCGGACACCGTCCACACGAACATGGCTCTCGTAGGTGATATGGATATTGGTATTGCTCGGCGGACGATTGTCGTTGCCGTACGCCGAAATTCCAAGCCGCCCATTGCGACCTCGCATAAGTGGCATGATCGCTTCCGGCCCACGCTCACCCATAAGACCAATGCCGGATGCCATGGGGAACAAGGTCGGCCGGTCTACAACACCGCCAGTAGCGAAAGCCGTTACCTGACCATTGCTAAAGGCTGCACCGTTTGCGAACAATCCACCAAAGAGCGATCCAAAGATATTGCCAATCCCAGAGCCGATGCTCTTGAACAAATTGCCAAGCGAAGATGTGAGTGTTCCGAGTAGACCTTGGGTTTGCTGTGGGACCTGTGCAGTCGTGGACGCGAGCGAGGTTGCCGAGCTAGCCACCGAACTCGTCGATGTTGTCAGTGCCTTACTCGTGTCCGTAGCGCTACTGGCAAGTTGACCAATATTGGTGTCGGTCTTCGCCGAGGTTGTAGACAACTTAGACAAGCTTTGATTAGCAGTCTGTGCTGCCGGAAGAAGATTGGTCTGTTGTCCAGCTGTCTGCGATCCCTGCAAATACTGATTGGAATAATTAAGCCGGTTTGTGTACTGGCTCGCCCCCATCGGATTAGTCGCACTGTAGCCGGATGGACGCTCATATCCGAGCATTGCGTTATTGGCTTCGGTAACGTTCGTTGAGGACCGCAGCCGTGCCCATGACGCACTTTCCGAGGTGGCAAACTCATGATCCATAAAGGCGAGTTGGCCTTGCGGATTGGTCCGCCAATCTGCACCAACGAACCGTTGCATCGCAGGACCACGATCATTCCATTGAGCTAGACCCAACGCATTACCATTGTCTCCAACAATCCCAGGATTGAAGCTAGACTCAGCTTTGATATTCCCCATGATCGCGGAGATTTGATAGTTCGGGAGCCCCTGTGCCGCAAAATGCTGCCACACCAATTGCTCATTAGCCGACAATCCGGCGGGCATGCCCGCAACAGTCGTTGTAGACAATTGGGAAGCTGTTCCATTTACAAGTTGTCCGGCTACATACTCCGGCCGTACTCCATTAACAGCCGCAGCCGCCACTGGGTTATTTACAATTCCATTGTTCGTCAGGGTCGGCCGCACACCATTCGTAACAGCATTAGCCGCCGCCCCCGGCGCGGTCGGGAACATACCTGGCAATCCCCCGAGTCCTGGTACGGCACCATTAACGAACACAGTACCGGCAGTAACATTCATCGAAGCCGTAGTTTGTGCGCCAGCCAAAGCCGATAATGGCTTGCCACTAAACAAATCACTTATGGTCGGCAAGTTGGTGCCGAACAAGGCGTTCTTAATTGGATTGGCAATAGCGAGCTGGTTAAAGAACTGGAGGAATTGCATCCCCATATTCTTGAGAGTATCCTTCCAGGACGATCCGACTGTTGTCATACCATTAACCAGCGTATCAACCATCGACGAGCCGGTTTGTTGCCACGACTGCCATGCCGCCTGCATCCGCTCATTCTCGAGCTTTGCCTGTGCAAGGGCTGCTGCATTATTCTTGATCGTTTGTGCATACTGTGAATTCAGATCGATGCCCTTTTCGGTCATCGCCTGTTCAGCCTGCAAGATAGCCAAACCACGCGCGCGCTCTTCAGCCGAGGCATGGATAAGTTCACGCTCCCGAATCAACGTGTCCATCTGTTTGGACTGATCCTGAATCATCGTCTCGGCGGCTGTTATAGACTTAAGCCGCGCCATTTCCTCGCCCAATGCTTTAAGAGCAGCGGCCTGTTGCGGCGTTAGCGAAATATTCTGCGCCGCCGCCTGGTTAATAAGCTTCATCTGCTCTGCATAGACTGAGGCCTCATAACCAGTCATTTTTAACTGCGTAGCAAGTGTCTGCTGTTCACGGATGTTATCCTGGGCCGACTTCACCAACGCTGTCAAAGCATCTGACATCTTTTGGGTATCGTCGGCGGCACCGGGGGTAGTCCCCGGTATGGTTGTGGTCGGCGTTGCTCCCGGTTTGGAAAGATCGCCTTTGTGGCCGAACATATCACCCAATGGGTCCGACGACATGATGTCCTTGATCCGCTTTTCGCGCTCATCCATCATGGTCTTGAGCTGTTCGAAATAAGGATTTTCCAAAGGTGGAAGTATATTCTCATCCAGATTTAGACGTTGTAAATTAACTCCTGGAATGTAGTTTGCAACAGCAATCATCTTGTCGATTGCAAAGCGGAATGCATTGATGAGGCTATTGAGGTTCTCGATGATAATATTCACCATCCCGATCATGGCTGCACCAATGATCGTGGGGAAATTTTGAACAACAGTCTTTACATCATCGAAAGCCGCTCGGAATGAATTGATGATCGTATTACCAACTGTCTTGAGAATATCACCAACGTCGACCCCGATCGCTTTCTTGATCTCGTCCCGGAAATAATAGATCGCGGTAACAGCGAGGACAATACCCTCCAAGATCGCTGTGAAAGGATTTGACAACGTAAAGGTGATCATCGCGCTTGTGGCAGCGCCGATCGCCGACACGAATCCTTCGCCCATTAGGGTAACTATAGTCCCTAGCGACGTCGCCATCGCCGGACCGAAAGCGACAAGAAGCGCGGCACCAGCGGCGGTAGCGTATGGCGCGATCTTTTCCAAATTTTCGTTTATTAACGAAATCACATTTACGACCTGTGTCGCTATGTCCACCACATTCTGTAACGCGGTAACAAACCCAGTACCGACAATCGTGACGAAACTTTGGAAAGCCGGATTATTGAGCGCTGTGATCAGGCTTTCGATCGACGTGCGCAGGCCTTCGGTTGCACCCTTCCCGAGCTCGAAGAGATTGCCCCATGTGTTGCCGAGCGCATCCAAAGCCCCGCCGAGCTCTTGGCGCGCGGCTATAGCCGACCCACCAAATTCCCGTTGCAATTCATCAAGGATGACCGCCTGTGCTCGCGCCAATTGGTTGGAGTTGACAAAGCCGGTGATCATCTGCTTTTGAGTATCGGTGAATTGGATACCAACACGGCTCAGAGCCGAGATGCCTTGGATAGGATCATTGAGTGCCTTGCCAACCTGTATGGTAGCACCCTGTAGATCACCCCCCATCGCGGTAGCTAGATCAAGGATCGATTTCTGGGCGCGTTCGAACGTTGTCCCTTTAATCGAGGTGAACGTGAGCAATAGCGCTTGGGACTTTCCGATTGCATCATCCTCAAATGATGTAACAGCCTGCAGAGCAGCTGACATATTGTTCAGCGACTCTAATGTTTGCCCCGCCGCCGCGCCTGTGCTTCGGATGACCGCAGCTAATTGGGCCTGGACCTTATTGGCTTCGATCGTATTGGTAACAAATTGCTTCATTGCGATAATGGAGCCTAGGAAGGCCCCAAGCGCCGCGATCACCCCGCCCATGATGGCGATGAATCGACCAAATCCAGCTGTCACAATTGACAGATTACTCGCCATGGCGTTGAAGCCATTAGACGTTCCATTGATCGAATTGCCAAGGTTCTTGAGATTGTCATTTGCTGCCCTACCAGCATCCCCAGCCTGACCCAGCGCACGCTTGGCTCGATCAACTTTCTGCTCGGTAGCGACAGCTGCATCACCAATCTCACCGAGAGTCCTTTTAACAACTGCCCCACCGGTCTGAGCTCCGGTGGGGTCAATACCAATCGCGATACTGCGGTCAACCATTTTCTTTCCTTGGTGCGCTTTTGATATTGTGGTCGTCTAAGCGTTTTATGATGTGGAGAAATTCGATCCTTTCATCAAGATCGTAAATCTGGTGGAAATCACAAAATGCTGCTATCTCCGATATTGTTATCCCCGAGGGGCCGGCAAAGCCCTGGCTTCGACCAGAGGCCAAGATGGTATACGACTCCAGGAACCATGTAAGATATTCTGGTAGAACCGGTCGCCGTAACCATGCTTTGGTCTCTATCCCTTTTGCTGCGAGGTTGGCAAACCAGTCGATATGATTGCCAAACTCACGATACCAGTCCAGGGCTGGTATCAGTTTCCCACGACGTCCTCGATGACCGACTTGCGGAACAGAGATGCATCCTGTGCGGCCACCCGGATATCCTGCATGAGTACCGGAAGATCGAGTAGCAGCTGTTTCGCATTGTCGACCGTGAACTCCAACAGCTGGCCGTCCCGCCCACGTATCTCCTCCCAACGGAGAAGGATTGTGCGGGCGAAGATGTCAGCTTCCAGATTGCGCGCCACCTCGTTGTCCAGAGTATTATTCTGGATTTGCCGAGTGTACGGCTTCATCTGGGCATTGTAATAGTTGATGAACTTCTGGTTCGCTCCCCCGGCGCGGGCGATCCAAATCTTGCCGACTGGACCATAGTCCAAGCAGATACCCTCATCTGCTTCAGCCTTGGGGGAGGTTTCGAACGCCTTGTAGATACTTGGTACTTCGTTAGACACTTCTTATTCCTTTCGCTGGTTGGTGGGCGGGGACACCAGCGATTGCCCCCGCCCGATGGCAGAGGGATTACTCCTCGGAGGAGGTGGGTTCGCTCGCCGCTGGGCGAGCCCTCGAGGAAGAGCGTACCCGCTCAGCCAATCCTTTGGCTTCCCAATTGTCGGCGTCTTCCACCGACACCGACACTGTTGTATCGGGTTCAAAGAACTCTTCTTTCCCGGTCTCATCGTCCCTGGAAAAAGCTTGGAGAATTTTGACTTCTACACTCATGCGACGGCCCTATCGATCTGGAGGGAGGTGGCCTTGGACGTCAGGCGATCATAGATCGCGGTGAAGTTCATTTTGGCCATGACATCCTGGTCATTGCCGGCGGTTTCAATGCCGGGATCACCGGTAAGCTTGATCGTCGGAAGCCAGAAATGATATTTCTTGAGAGTCGTGCTCCCAAGGATGAAATCGAGTGCCACATCGCTGTGATTGAGATAGGCGTCCAGCAGATTGCCGGAATCGAAATAGGCCGTGAGCGAACCGGTAATTTCACACCGCCCCGGCGCGATGCCGATGTTGTCGAGGACACCGAGCTGACGCTGACCGCGCAAAGAGTTCTTGACCGATATGGAAAGCTCGGTCAAACGGGGGGCGGGGCTTCCCATGCCTGTTGCCGACAGCGTGCCGAACTCGGTGACAGCGGCCATGACCGGTTCACTTGATACGGCGGCATAGGTCGCGCCGGTGATCGCCGTGGTGGACCGACCGCCGAACTTGCCCATGAAATTCATGTTGCCTTTGATGATATCGTCGGCGGTGATATTCAAGGACAGCTCATCGACCACAGCGCCGGTAAAGCGCTGGTAGTCCGGTGTGCCGGTGTTGATCTTGCGCTCAATGGTGAAGGACTGGCCCGCCCCCGCGCCGACCTTGATCGTATTGGACGACCATGAAGAAAACAGCAGGGACTCGATAAAGGAATCCAGCAGCCCGTAGGAGAGCTCGAACGAAAGCTGTCCATTGGTGTTGCGGCCGACCTGCAGCTCGTCCATCACATTGCGATTGGAATTGATTTCATCCGATCGCTTGGTGGTCTTTGCCGGCTTGAGATTTTCGCTTGTCAGCCGCATGGTATTGAACGCAGGCGTGGCAGGCGTTGTGCCCCATGCCGTCTCGATAATATGCGCGACACGGCTTTCGCTTGCACTCGCGCCAGCACGAATTCCTGTGGTCATTGCTCGTATCCTTTACCCGTTAAACTCGTCGCGCGTGAAGGGACACATCATCGTGCGAGATGTGAATGCACCCATCTCCTGCGGCGCACCACTAACGTAAGGCACCAGGAAACGGACGTTCTCGATGGTCCGGTTACGGAACGCAGCCTCGATCGCTTCGGCATACGTTGTGAACCCAACCTGCCCTGCCCCGGTTGGGACATGGACCTGTATAGCCACGACACCCACGTGGCGAATGACATTGCTACCCGGTGCACCAACCGAACGGTTCTGGGCTTCTCCGTTAAGGATCGATACCCTGCACCAAACTTGATCTTCTGGCGCGGTAAAATCCTCATCATCATATTGCACCGGAGTCAAGCTACCCCATGCGTTGACAAAAGCCGTTTGAACAATAACTCGCTCAGTTTCATAGCTCATTTGCTACCCTCCCTGGCTGGAGGGATAAGCATGGCCTGGAGTTCGGCATAGGTAACTGCCACTACCCCGGCGGGAGCCTGCTGGGAATGTCCATTCTCCAACGCCGAAGCATAGGGCAGATGGTTGGACAGCCAAACGATTTGTTTTGCATCGGCCTTATCGATAACTGCGGAACCACGCGCGATTGTGGTGTCTCCAGTCTTGTCCGTGGTGTCTTCCCCGGCGATGGGGGACCCAAAGGATACCGACCAATTTCCGCGGAAGCGTCCGGTGTCTACAGGGGATTTCATGACAACCCGCTTAAGGGCCTCGAGCGCGAACTTGCGCACGACTATGTTGAGATACGGCTGTATCTCTTCATCGAAGGCGCTCAAAAGATCAAGTTTGAAGTCCCGGGCTGTATTGCTCGTGCTCATATCAACACCGCCCTGTAACCTTTGCCAGCGGCCAGGAGGTCTAACACCGCCCCTATCTTACGAGTCGTGAGTCCCTCCACAGCGACTGTGTCGCCCTCCTGTGGTGCCCATTGCAAACCTTCCAAGAGGACGAGGCGTTCGGTGCCGGTGACCACATAAGCAGGGAATACATTGCGAATGGCCTGTTCATTTTCCACAACGGCACGGCCCGTTTGGGTGGTAGTCGATGCCGGAGTACGGACGCCTGTGGTCGGGTTGAAAGACCCAACAGTTGTGCGTGTGATGGTAACAGGCTTGATAACGCCTTCCAGCTTGGCGCTAACCCCGTCGTATGCCTTCTTGAGGATATCACCAACGTTCATCACACCCTCAACACATCGAGCTCGGCGACACCGAAGGCTTCTTCGAACAGTACCGAAATAAGATCGTTGATCTTGCGATAGGTCGTACCCGTCGACGCGCTATCCGCATATTCGGTTTCGACCTCAGCCGGACCAGCCTTAACCCGTTCGCGCTTTACCGCACCACCACGATCCAGGTTTGGACGGAGATCGATGCCTTGCACAAGGAGGAGCGCAGCCTCGTAGGTCGCAGCTTCAATCTCCCGAGGAACGATCGTATCGTCCAATTCCTCACCATCTAAATAGACACCAGTTGCGGGCCAATAGCGAATTTGCGTTCGCCCCCCGGTCGGCTTGCCAGCAAACTGCTTGGCAAAAGAATCGATATACTCAGAGGCATTGATCAAGGCCTGTGTACGGATCGTGTCGTTGGCCGCCGCCCCCCAAGCAGCGTTACCGCGCTCAGTATGGTATGCAGCCGCATCGACCAATGTTCCGTAAAAAGGCGTTGTCATTTATTCAGCCTCTCCACCTGTATTTCCCCACCACAGTTAACATCCATGATGATCGCTGCCTTTACAGCAGCTTCTGCGGATGCTCCGACTGCCATGGCACCAAGCGCGTACTCCGAGCCTGACCCAATCGCAAAGAAATCGGCCGCAACATCATAGTAGCCACTGCTATCAACAACACGGATACGACCAGAGGGAAATACCCAAAGACACTGACCATCGGAATCACCTTCCTCTGTTTTATCTGGTTTGGGCATATCTTCTTCTGAGCCACCGCCCACGAACCATGCCATCCACCTTTGGGTAAAACTGGTCAAGCCAGCTGCTCCACCCAAAGAACCGTCAGTTCGCTTACCAATCTTTTTGCAAGTGCCATAGCGAGTAAAATCCGCAGTAATCTGCGAGTCCGACGCCATGGCACCATCCCGGTAAGCAATAACAGTCATTCGCCGCCCTTCTGACGTTCTTCGGCAGCTTCGTCGATCAGCTTCTGGAGATGCTCAACCGACCAGCGCTTGTTGGCGGGTTGGCCAGTTGCCATCTTATATTCTTCCCGCTTCTGGTCGATGTTGATCTCCGGCGCTTCGGCATCGCCGACGCGTTCGGCTTCCTGGGGCTTGTGGCCTTCGGGCTGGTCCAGGTTCTCATCGCCTTCGGAATCGACGAGATAACCGCCCTCGATTTCCTTGAGGCCCTTGGCCTTGCCTTCGGGATCGCGGCCCATCTGCACCGCCTGAACATTGCGGGACTCTTCCGGCGGCACACCACCATCGCCGGTTTCACCATGAAGCTGCAGGGCCTCATCGACACGATGACCGGGGGGCTGGCGGAGATGGTCCTGGACGTCCGGCCGGATTTTCACCAGATCGGGGTCTTCGCCCTTGCCGGGTTCGCCGGGTTCCTCGCCGTCATGACGCACCGGAATGGGATTGTTGATCGGCGACGTCTGCTCGTCGAGGCGCGCGACTTCTGGCGCGAGTATCTCGACCTTGCGGTTGATAACCTCGGCGCGGGCCGCACGGATTTCGTCGTAGGACATCGGTGCCGCCGTACCCGACGCATATCGTGCTGCGCGCTGAGCCAGCAGCTCGTTGCGCTGCTTTACCCGCTCGGCCGTTTCCTGCTCATTGCGGAAGTTGGCCTGTGCCTCGGTTTCCTCGACGACCGCCTGCTTCTTTGAATTCTCAGCCATTGGCTTTCTCCATTATTCGCTAGAGATCAGAGGGCCCTTCGGCCCCCTGATAATGGATATTAGGCCAGCTTGTGCTTGAAGGCGACCATGCGGATTTGCTTGGCCTCGTACACGCGCGACCAGTTGCCGGCGGTTGCGAGCTCTGCATTGGTCGGCGTATCTGCGGCCGCCGTTCCGATCCACTTGATACCACGCGGATGCAGCGTGAAGTGCCGGCGCGAGATCAGATATTCTTCACCACCGCCGACGAGGCCGTTACGCTCGGTTTCGGTCGGCACCTTGGGAGTACCTTCGCCGAAGCCGATCGCGCCGGGGCCGAAGAAATAGGTGGTATAGACGCCAGAGGAAACCGGCATGCCGTCGTCGATGATCACACGCTTGCCCATGTACATGGCAACCGGCTTGTTGTCGGAATCCAGCACGTAGTCGATCAGGTTGAGCTTGCGGAACAGGCGCTCCGTGTTGGAGTGCATGGCGACGGCGGTGAGCACACCTTCAGCGTCGCCGAGCATGCCCATCGCGTCGATGACTGCTTCCCCGTCGGCGACTGCCGCCGCGCCGGACAGACCCGAGATATCGTAGATGTTCACGTCCGGGGACTCGGCCGCGAGCGCGCCGAAGGCACCGGCCAGAACGGAGATCAGTGCGGCCTGCATCCGGCGGGACCATTTGGCAGCATAGAGGTCGCCGATAGCAGTCATCGGATCGGAACCAGCCAGCGGACCGACGAGGTCCTTGGCGCCATAGACCAGCGCACGGGCATTCAGAACGGCGACGTCCTTGGCCGAGGTGATGTTGCCGACGGTCAGGTTGGTGTTGGTCGAGAGGATTTGATCATTGCCGGCCAGGTCGTTCCAGAAGGGCATCTGGATTTTGTTGCCGCCCTGCTGGGAATTGACATCACCCATGTCCAGCTCGGGAACCGGGGCAACGATGCCGGAGGTCCAGAGAGCGGAAAGCTCGGCGGTACGATTGATCACATAAGGGGTGAACACATCCGGAACGATTGCGTCCGAGAGAACTGTGGAAGCCATGGTGAAGCTACTCCTGTCGCATGACTTGGTTTCGATTTGGGGAAATTGTTACCAGATCAGGCACAGCGCTAATCAGGGCGAGGGCACAGCGCCTCAGGAGTTTTTCCCTTCCCGGCACAGCGCGGGCAGGGAGCTAGGGCCGACAGGCCCTAGTAGTCTACGACATCGGATAAGGCACAGCGCTTATCCGAGCGCATGCGTAGCAGCAAGGGCCGTAGCGCCATCCTTGAAACCAGCGGCCTGAGCCAGCCGGTTAAGCTTGACGGCATCCGAACGAAGCCTTGCCTGCTCCGTCTTGTTCCAATGCTCCTTGCTGAATGGGTTCGTGCCGCCGCCAGTATTCTGGTTGTTGCGCTTCCCACTCGGGTCGGGGCCGGTTGGCAGCGAGACATAAATCTTGCCGTCGTCCGAATTGGACCAAGTGGAAATATAGTCCATAACCGACGCTTCGCCTAGATCGGTTTTAAAGAAAGTCCGAATATTTTTTTCATCATCCATGTCGAACTGGATTTTGGCGCTGTGAAGCGCACGGACGGCGGGCCGGAACTTGGGGTCGATATTGGCCTTGTCCATCGCGGAATCCAGATCGATCTCGGCCTTGTCACGACCACGCGCCTTGTTGAGCTCGTCGATGGTGGCGTCCTTGGCGGCAATGTCCGTCGAATATTTGACCTTCAGATTGGCGATCTGGGTTTCATAGTTGGACTTGAGTGCGGCAAGTCGTTCGTTCTCCTTGTCATGCTTTTTCTTCTTGCCCTCGGGGTCGTTCGGGTCGATCTCGTCCTCCAGGGCCTTCAGCCGCAGCCATTCGTCCATGGACCAATCAGTGGGCAGATCGCCCCCGATCTTCTCCTTCAGAGCCGCGAGCTCCTGCTTGGCTGTATTGCGCTCGGCTTCCTTGCGGTCCATGGCAGTCTTCATCTGGACCACCTGCGGATGGTTGGCGACACCATCCAACTTGAGATAGAATTTGCCGTCCTTCTCCTCGTACAGGCCGCGATAGGCCTCCTCAACCTCATCGAGATTTGTAACCAGTACCTTAAGCATGCTGTCCTTCCTTTAACCACGCCTCATCGGGCTGTCCAAAATATTCCTGAGTCCAACCCGACATCGATCGTACACGAGGAATTAGTTCATCGCGAGCCTTAATCCAGGCACCTCGATAATTATCTGCAAATTCCCAGGGCTTATCACTAAAGAAGTGTGCCTCCTCAGCCAGTAGCGGTATTCCACATAACACAACGTTATCTCGCCATAGCTGTAAGGCAACCAAGGTAGCGAATAGCCCGGAAGAGCCCCCGCGCTCCATCCCTGCAGCCACGAGGCACCGGGGGTGATCGATACATCTGCGCTCATGGCTATTGAGGTCCCGGTGGAAATACATGCGATCGGGGTCTGGACGATCGTGCGCGCGGCGCTCGGCAAGCCAATTTATCAGTTTTTCGGGATGGAGCGATACCCAAACTGCAATCGGACCATTGTACACAACGCCTACATCATTGATGGCGACAACATTAGTTACAGAGCCGATCTGCTCCCATGCAAGAAAGTCGTCCCAGACGCATCGTGCGCCGCCAAGTATCACTGTTGCCATGGGTTCGCTGGTCCATGTATCGATTTGCATTCAACAATATACGTAATTCGAGTGGAAGTAAAGCACTATGAAAGAACAGTGACCTTCCCGCGCATCACACAGTGTAGACAGACCAATACACAGGTCCCCCCGGTGATCTTGTTATCCTTTCTCATCGGAGACTGTATAGCCTTTACAGCTAATGAGGTGCCAAGTCCAATATCTTCCTGACATACACGGCACTCTATCTGCTGATCTTTGCCACGTTTGTGATGGGACTTTGGCTTATTGCCGCCCTCGATGACTTCGAAGCGTTTCATGCCAACCTAGCCATAACAGCTTTGCAAGCCAATTCTACAACTCTTGGAATGTAGACGGTCGACTGATTATCGAGCCGATAGCCACGTTCATAATTCTCTATGCTCCCTTTGGACAAGCCAAGCGCTTCAGCTGCATCGGCTTGGGAATAACCGAGCTCCTTCCGCCATTTCTTGAACTCTTCGTTTGTCACAACCCCGCCTTTGCAAACGCCTCGGACTCACGCTTACGGAGTTCATCCAGCGTGTACTCCGCCCCATTGCGATCGATGAACTTGTCTAGGGTTAGCCCGCCATCCCGAAAGAGCTTGGCTTTCTCGACTCCCAGAACATCTTCTTGAAATGCTTGATCTTTGCCGCGTAGAAACTTCTCGTATGTTGTTGATGCAGCAACTTGCCCATCCATGCTGGCGCGGGTGCCTTCCGGTGCCTCACTAAGATTGATCCCCAATTCTTTCCATGACTTCAACACAGGCGTTGTCGTTGATCGGCAATTAATATGAGCCGGTGGGCGTGGGCCGCTATCGACTGGGAACGTTTTACCATCGAGGCTAGCGCACAGGATCGTGGTCCGACTATCGAGGGTCGATACCCACTGTATCTCTTTTACGAGATCACTATTCGCGCCATACAGCTCGTTGCGTGCACTGTTAGCTGTGTGATTGACAGCCGTACGCACAAGCGCTTCCGCCCCCCGGCGCGATACCTCCATCACCCCATCCTTGTACTGTAGCGCTTGGGTGCCAGTAATCCGGCGGACCATTTGGTCTATGGTCTGTCCCTCGACCACGCCGGAGCGAATAACCGATCGGATGCGATCTTGGGCCGCACCTTCTAGCCCGGTGTACCATTCGGACAATATGCGACCCTGGAAGGGGCGGCTATCTACCGCCGCTTTAAGCTGGCTCGGAGTCGGTGTGACAATATCAAATTTGATGGGAATATTAGCGTTGAACAAATCAGTCTGGTATGTAACCTCATAATCGGCGAGTGCATAGAGATCGGGGGAGAGCTCGTTCCGGACGCGATCGTATGCCTCAGCGTTGATGTCGCGCAAGGCCTGTAGCAATTTGTTAAGCCGCTTGGCTGTCCATGATCCGGCGTCATAGGTCGGCTTCTTCATCTCCTCGACAAGATCGAGTTCACATCTATTGATGAGGGCGATGATCTTGTTCACTGTGGCTGTGGACAGTCGCTGGATACCGATCTGGTGCGATATCTGGGCATCAAGAATAGACTCGTTAACTGTTGCAGCCATTAATGTACCAACGAGCCTTCATCATAATCGGCGAAGAAACAGTAGCTCCATTTGCCATCGGGCAGCATAAACACTGTGTAGACGGCATCCTCGATATCTGATACCTCGTCACCATCACTATCACACAGCGATACCATTGGCACCACTGTGTCATCGTCCAAGAGCAACAGCCGCTTCGATTTGTTCAAAGCGACAACATTAACCAGACCATCACTGCTGGTTTCCGTTCGGATTATTCGGGTCTGCATTTGGATCAGCCTGTTGCTGTTGCTTATTACCCGGTTGGCCCGGAGTCTGCTTTGGTGCCGGCGGAACTGCACTCAGCGGCGGAGTTTCTTCGCTGATCAGGTCCTCTTCCTCCTCGAACGTACGCTCATTTGGGATCATCCCGGCACGCTGGATATTTTCGAACAGGGTCTTCTTCGAGTAAGCACCAGACTGCCAGCCACTAACCAAGGCGGTGAGCTCCTGGGCCGATAGGCTGTAATCGATAAAGTCCTGTGAGGGCCTTACGTTTATGGTGTCCGGGTTGATCCCTGACCATACTGCTATCTGTCGCAGAGCCTTTTCGATCCCGGCGCATGTATTCTTCGAGATTGTCTTGAGGATCGATTGCTGTGAGCGAAGCCGGAGCTTGCGGCTTTCGCCGCTTTCCGCCGCTCGGTTTTCTTCCGAGAGGATTTGCGCTCCAAAGAGGACAGCTCGCTCCAGCGAAGACCCGATCGCTTTAGCTTGCGCCTCAATACCGGGTCCAGTAAACTCGAGAAAACCCGCCTGACCGCCCTTCGGCAGTATCCAGATTTTCGAGGCTCCGATTGACCGGGGGACAATGCCATCTTGCACAGCCTTCGCAACGTTGTCATATCCTGCCACCCATGGTGTTGGCTCCGAGGTCATATGGAGCGAGTGCGTGTAATCGGCATCCATGCGATAGATGCGAGTGGATATCTTGGCCAGTCCATATAGTGGCACGTCATCTGGATCAGCCCCAAGATCACCCACGTTGATGAACACGAACGGGATTTCCTTCAAGGCTTGGCGAGATGGCGTCCGGGCCTCAGTGGCCTCGGTTACTGGCTGTCCTTCCTCATATCGCTTGGCTGTGTAGATGCCGTCGGCGAGGCTAAGCTCCAAATGGCGCTTCTTCTCGGACCAGAGATTAGATGATGGATCACGTACCTTACGGCTTTCGTCCAGCACCACATAATTCGTGATCCCATCGTCTGTGTCCCAGTTGATGATTGCCTCGGCACTGTATCCGGCCATATAGAAGGTGCCGTCAGTCAGGACACCTGGAAGGATACCAAACCGGCCTGTGGTCAGTATCTCTGTAGTAACCTCTTCATGGAAGGATTCGAGTGTGCGACCATCCTTGGTGGCCCGCTCAAGGATATAGGACAGCTTGTCTGGTATCTCATAGGTAGCTGGCATAGAATGCACTAGCCCCCGCGATCCAGTGATGGTCGGTGCGACAAGCTCGGGGAATTCGGCCCGAAGTTGATAAGCTGCATATGCCGCAGCTCGCAGCTCTAGATCATCGATCACCATCATACCCGATTTCATGGGCAAGTAGGTCAAGCCACGATCTTTGATCGTTTCCTCCCCAGCAACACAGTCTCGGAGCAAATGCCATGAGTCGACGAAGCTGTCGTACACTGGATTGTGGCTGTCGATATTGAACGCCATCAGTAGAGCCCTCTTACTTCGGCCGATGTAGCCACAGCCTCGATATCACCAACCAACATGTCTGTGATTGCCCAGACCATGGCATCCAGCCGGTCTGGTGATCCTAGACCCTGATACCCAGCGCGGGTAAGAAGGGTCATCTGATCTTCTAGCTCGGAAAACGTTCCAAGGTGATGGATACGTCCCTGCTCGTACAAGGCCGACACCGGCTCAGCTCGGATAAACTTTCCTCTAGAGGCGTGAACAACTCGTACCGGCACGTTGCTGTTAATCGTTCGGATCGTGTGCTCGACCATAGCGCCACCGAAATTGACCTCTGCGATGATTGCATCTGCTCCCCAGCGGTGATAGGCATCGACACACCGCTTCGCCCATTCAGCAGGCCCTTCGCGACAAGTGAGGTCTTCGAGAATATACCCATGATCTCCTGCCTTCCCGGCCACGATTATACCGATGCTGTCGCCCTCGTCGTCGTCATCCGAAATGCCCGACGGATCGAGCGACACGACAATCTGCTCCATTGGCGGACACTTGTCTATCGTCAGGTACGCCTTCTCGAGCATCGCCCGAGTCCAAAGCGCTCCTGGCATATCATCAAGGATTTCCGCCTCAAGCTCCTGCCGACCAAGGCGTGTGCCCTCGTATCTCTTGATGATCTTATTAAGGAAGGTCTTCGCCAGATTGGCCGCATTGTCCATTGTGCGGCCTTTGGTGATATGAACATTCTCGTCTTTTACCAACTCACGAATGAGCGGGATGGGGCGGGGGGTTGTCGTTACAACCTGCCTCGGGTACTCTCCCAGGCGCAAGCCGAACTGGAGCATGTCCCAGGTCTCCTGGGCATAGCGCCACTTAGCCGCTTCATCACACCACGCGAAGTCGTGTTGTGGACCACGTAGCTGGTCCGGCTCTGTCGCATTGTAGGTGTGAGCTACCGCCCCATTCGGGAACGTTACTTTCCTCTTGGAGGGCTCGTATGTGGGTTTAAAGTCCCTCGGCGCATTAGCAAGGATACCACTGTCCCCCTCGATGAGGACGTCACGCGCGTCGGCGGCGGTTTCCGCCACAAGAGCGATACGACCCGATCGGCCCGCCCGCGCCTCGGCTAGAATGGTCTCTGCCCCAACGCGGGTTTTGCCAAAACCACGGCCTGCAAGGATGAGCCATGTGTGACAAGAGCCTCCGGGCATAACCTCTGGAGGCATCAATTGGTTTGGGCGAGCATTAAAAGCCCAGCTCTCGATTAGGGCAACCTGTTCCTCGATCGGTGCACGCGACAGCTCCCTGTAGAAGTAATCGCGGTCCTGCCTACTCCGCCGGAGGATTGTCTGCCGTAAGGAGAGATTTGAACCGCTCAAGGGCTGCACTCTCGTATCCATGATTTACTTCAGCCTGCACCTTGTCGCCATAGATTTCTCGCTTGTTGCCCTTGAGGAGGAACTCCATGAGCCGATCGCTGTACACACGGACCTGTAGCGGCTTGGTCGCGTCCCGTGGGTCCATGACAACCCGCCCGTTGGAAACAACCGGCTCCATCACGCCATCGCGGGCTCTGCGGATGGCTTCACGCTCGAGCGACTCGATCACGTTCGAACGGGCCTGTTGCCATGCCTTGTTGAATTCGGGATCGTCGTTGAGCCATTCGTTGATATAGACCGTAGAGATACCCATGGCACCAGCGATCATGATGATGTCGAAGTTGAGCTCGCGCATCTGTACGGCATACGCCTTGTATAGCTCTTTCTTGACATCATCGCGCAGCTTACCGATGTTGGCTGCCCCCGCTTCATCCTTGTACTGCCGTACAAAGTCATCGAACGGGATCATCTCATCAGTATGCTTTAGTGGAATTTTACCCATTGCAAGAATCGCGCCGCATTGATCGAATGCATAGAAGATAAATCTCCTGTACCACAAAGTAAAGCTCTTTCTTCTATCACCGGGGGATAGTCTATCCACAGAAGTGTCTTTCCAATACGTACGTACGTGCGTAGTAATACTTCGCGTACGTTGAGTCACTCGCCCTCACCCAGTAGTTAACAGAAATATCTACTATTTACGGTTTAATATGACTTCTAATACATTGATTGTTTAATGTTATCAATGACTTTATTAGAATATTAGAACTATTACTACTTTTTCCATTTTCAAAAATTGAATTGTCTTACGCACGTTACGTATAGGGCGCGCGTACGCGTGAAGACCATCAGTTCTTTGCTAACCCCCGGTGTATACAGGAAAATCAATATATTACTAGGGGGTATCGCAACTACACACGAAAACAGAAAAATGGCTATTTGGACAAAAATGGAGTGTAAGGAAAAACTTACATAAGACTTGCTTTATGCGATTTTTGTCGATCTGCTCGCGCAAATCAGCTACCGGCAGGTAGTATCAGTGTCTGTGGGATGGTGTCCTCTTGCCAAGGAAATAGTCGCGAGGAAAGTGGTTCTTGGGCCGAGAATAGGTGGTTTACGAATAGCTTATACAGGCGTAAGGTGTGTGGTTAGCGTCCCCCACACCGAGGCCAAAGCCATGCAGCCAGAGTTTACCCCCTCCCCGTTCCAACAAGCCATGTCCGCAACCCTAGAGCAACTGCCGGCGCTCGCCCGCCCGATCATACTCCAACAGATGATCCTTCAATACCGGGCTGATCCCAAATCATACGAGAAAGACCTCCATTGGTCCGACCGCCCTCAGGCCGCAAAATACTTCGAAGAGGCCGAACTGATGGTTGTCGAAATGTGCAAGCTGGCCTTTGTAATCATCCTTAAATCAGATTTCACACAAATTACCAGAATTTCAAACACTGCACATACAATTACCGAGAGACGAGAATCAATGAAATCACTCGTAGGACCAGACTTCACTGACAAGCAACTCGACATGCTTTTCGCCTTTGTCCTTGAATGGTCGAAAGACCCAGAAGGATCGCCGTACACGGCCCGTTACTACCAGCTCATCAAGGATGGAACTCTTATCATTCTCGATGAGTCCCCCGATATCCCCACAGGAATGGTGCAGTAATAGTCTTTGAATAGGTGCAGTAATAGTCTTTGAATAGGTGCAGTAAATGATCTACAAATACCAGTATGCGTTCCAGATAGACGAGAACGCAGAGCCAATTGCATGGGCAGATGCGACCTCGTATACAGAGCCCAAGCCTTCTCGCTACATACGCAACATGCGCGTTTTCGACGAGGAAACGACAGAGGCCGTCTACAATCGCAATGTTGAGATCGACAATCTGGGTAAACAACTCGACGAAAATGACAAAACGATCAAAGCTCTAGACGAAGAGATTAATCGACTACGAGCCAAGATCATCGATCTCGAGACTATCAACAAACGCCAGCGTGATCTGCTCGAAGATGTTGATGCCATCTTTAATTGGTCCGCCTTGCGTACTAGGATCATTGAACTAGTAAGGCAGCAGCAGCAGCCAGGAGAATAGCGTTACTATGCACCAGCGTCACCAAGCAGTCTATGATACCCTTACACAGCCAGAATTCGAATACTTAGCCCAGAACCTCGTAAACAAGCGCCTCCTCCCCGGTCTACCGACCTCGCGCAAGGAGCTAATCGGCTGGCTGTCGCAGTACTCACATGCCGAGGTAGTGTTAAGTCTTGCCAATGATCCTTCCGAAATTGGCATCGACATTGTCGAAAAACTCATAGCCAAGCCGATCTATATGTGTGCTCGCGGGGAAACATCGGAGCAGCTTACCGATATCCAGGGCAATCCAATCTTAACCCCGTTGGGCCACCGCCGGCACGAGCCACCCTATACGTCCGAGGGCCTAACGATCAAGATCAAGAACCATATCAAGGGAGTGCAGCGGCGGATCGATACCCGTATCGTGACTAAGGTCATCCCCAATCCCAAAAGGCCGGGTAGCGCAGCATACGCGCGCTTTAACGAGTATGTGGTGGGCAAATCGGTGGCATGGCACTTGGGCAACACCAATCTTATCCGCCCAGATATCAACTGGGACTCTAAGCATGACTTCATAACGCTGGAGTCGGCCGTGCATATGTCACAGGATCGCCGCGACGCTTTTGGGCTGGTCGATCACACTGGTCGATATGGGCCGCACAATGGCAATTGACGATCTGTCTCTATAAGACAGATTGCCAATCACCAGTGCTTTCGCCATTGTGTAAGTACAGCAGCAAGGATAGCCACCGACTCCGTTCTATGCTATCTTCAATCAACTAAAAGAGGATACGAGTATTGGTTATCCTCTTTCAAGAAAGAGAATAACTGATGTTCGACAATCAAACCGAAACAGAACTTACCGAAATCGGATGGTCGCTGGCCAACGTCGGCTACACAGGCCGCACATGCGATGAGATCATGGCGGCGATACGCTTCCGCCTCGATCATGAGCTCGCAGCCAATCCCGATCTCGACATCACAAATACTGCCCGCGCCTTTATGCTTGGCACACTAGCAACTCTAGCGAATGATCCCTTACTAGGGCCGACGCGCGCGGTCGCATCCTTGACAAACGTGGACACACCGCTAAGCGTCCCAACCGGTAAGCTTCCCCCCGTTCCAGTTATAAATCGCCATCGACGCACAATGACAGAAGCTGATCGAGCGCGGATGCTAGCGGCAGAAGTCAAACGAGCACGCAAGGCCGCCAAATGGCGGGAACGGGGGGCTCTGTGAGGCAATCCACCCTCTCTTCCGTTGCGATATCGTTCATCATAATTGCCGTTCTCCACCTCATGCATTGGGTGGGGTTTGTAGCTGATGTTGATCGAAGCATCATGGTCGCCATCCTGTTCTTTGCTGTATTGGGAGCCAACAGATGACAAAGTTCAAAGACCTGGATAAGGACCAACGTGAGCGTTTAACATGCCACAATTGTATCTATAGGTCTGATGACGCCTACGCTGCAGTGTGCCGTCGGTTCCCTCCCATCTGGACTAATGTCGGAGCACGCTATCCAACATTAGAGAGGAACGTTTGCGGCGAATATGAGGATGAGCAATCATGACCGTCTATGTTGACAATGCCATGATCCCCTTCGGCCGGATGCTGATGTGTCATATGTGGGCGGACTCAGACGTCGAACTTCTGGCTATGGCTCAGAAGATAGGCGTCGCGTCAAAATGGATACAGGGCCACCCCACCCTATCCATTGGCAAGCACCGCAAAGCCTCTTGGGTGCACTTCGATGTGTGCAAGGATAAGCAGAAAAAGGCGATCCACTACGGGGCCAAGTTGACGGACGTGTTTGGACCAGTCGAGCACACCGCTAAGTTGATGCTGGCCAAAGGAAAGATCGAGGGTAACCAGCTCTTGATTGACAATGCGAAAGAGCAGTTGAGGCGAGTAACAGATGCTCGTGCTCGAAGACAAACACAAGGAGAATTACAGCTATGAAATCGTATCGGCAACTCGACATCAACGACGGCTCCCAGCCGGATAAAGCCTCCTGGTCTATCGCTTATCTGATCGACGCACCGTGGGCGCACCCGATCTGGAGCCAATATATTCTTCTCGGCTATCCATTGGATGCGCCGAAGGTTATCCGCTATCGGGACGACGTCAACCACGAGGTCATGCTATTCGCCCTCGATCCGGAGTATCCGGTAAAGCCGGAACAGCTTCGCGATCAAAAGATCAGCCTCCTGCAACCGGCCAACTGCGGGTATCAGCTCAATATTCAAAAGGATGATTTCATCATTCTTTTGGATAGGATTATAGAAGACATCGACGCACGGCGGCTATCTCCCGATACTGACTTCCGATTCATGTGGAATGACATCTTTGTCAGGGAGCATGGTGGCGTGTCATTGCTGAAGAGTGCCTTCGATGCAAAATGAAATCGCACGATTCCACGCCCTTGAGCGCACCTCGCCCAAAGGCGAGCGCTTCATCGGCACATGCTGGCAGTGTGGCCGATCAGGTCTTACGCTGGATGACACATTCAGCCGTTGCGAAAACATCGCACAACTGACAGAGGGGGAGTCCCTCATCATGGCGATCAAGGGACCAGACAAGGAGAACGACAATGAAAAATAACCAACCCGAAGTAGTCATGGTCGCTCGCGATTCTACCGTACAACAGCTCGTGGACGACTACGCCTCCGGCAAATTAAGCTATAGCCAACTCGAGGCTGAGTTCTTAAAGCGCGGCTGGTCTACATTATCGTTGTACGAGAACGTGAGGCATCTGCGCCATGACTGACCATTTCAACGGCCTCACACCCAAGGACGCCGAGCTATTAGCCATGCTCTCTGAAGAAGCGGCCGAGATCATACAGATCAAGGAAAAGATCATGCGGCATGGTTTTGATAGTCATCATCCAGCAAAGAGATACGGTCCAAATAACCGAATAGAGCTATCAAGGGAAATTGGTGATCTCCTCGGAGTATATGATCGGCTTGTAATGTTGGGGATTATTGATCCGCATGAAGTCGACATATATCGAGCCTCTAAGATGGATCGCGCCAAGCCCTATCTACACCATCAAGACGATCCGGGGTAGTAGCTCAATGGTAGAGCACTTGCGTGTAGTGGCCACCCTGGACGCAAGGGTTGGAGGTTCGATTCCTCCCTATTCCACCAATAAAGGATCAACTAAATGCGCACCGCCACGCGTCACCTCATGGGCTGGGCAATTGTTATCACAGTTGTCGTAGCTCTCATCTTTCTATTCGGAGTCTAACCATGCGTCTTACCAACGAACTTCGTACCAAGATCATCCGCTCGCTCATCGTCGATACGATGCAGGCCGAGTACAACCGGATATGCAACGACAGCGCCAAATTTGCCGAGGAAGTGTACAATCTCGAAATCCCGGAATTTATCCGCGATTGTAGGGAGCAGGGCTGGTTCCCCATAGCCAACAAGATGTACGTCTACAGCCGCGTCGAGCACGACTACCTGCATATGAATGGGGAGTTCATCATCTATCACACGGAGCCAACGCTTAACCGCGAGCGGATACAATGGCTCAAAGACCCACCGAACGTATCGCGGCAAGTGCCACACAAGCATTACAGCGACTTCCGAGTGTCTTTTAGCGGTGAACTTGCCGACCGTTATGAGATTATCCGCGATCGGCGAAGAGTCGAGCAAGGTCAACGAGGCTATCCTCAAGGCCAAAACGATCGTCGAGAACTGCACCACGACCGAGCGACTGTTGGATGCATGGCCTGAGATCGAGGCATATATCCCCATCCCCCCGGTCAAATCCCTCCCGATGCTGCCAATCAAGGAAGCGAACGCAATCTTCGGCCTTCCAAAAGTCGAGGCATGACACTTTACTGCGATAGCAGAATCGATGTATCCTGAGTCTACTTAAAGTCGGAAAGGTAGACTCATGCCCTTCAAGCGTTATAATATTGATCCCGATAGTCAGCACGGCCAAGCCGTGTCCCATGGGTTGCGCACCGGTATGCGGGCGATAGAACGGGGGGAGGGGCATGAATTCGCTGTGGTAGAGGCGATACTCGCCTATGCCGCGATCATGGTTGTGCAAGCTGGTAATATCCAAGAGCAATGGATACAGCTGGCGCGCCGCAATGCTTATTGGCTGATAGCATCGGTCATTCTCAATGTGGCTTTCGCAACCACAATCTTTATCTTGTTACTCTGGAGGTATATGGGTGTCTGATGCTAAAACTTAGGACGTTAGAGCGGACAACGATGGTGGAGTTGCTTGATGCTGTATACAGATATCATGGTTGGAAACGCAACTTTGGAGAGAGCCGAGTTCAACGAGTAAAAGAGAAATACAAATTGAGCGTTGACTATTCCAAAAATAGATTTATCGCAACACCCAAGAAAGATGTCCAATGAGCGAAGAATTCACACCGGAACAGTTGAAGGCCCTCGACAAGATCGAGAAGCTTATGCGGCTTGCGGCCAAGAACACATCGGCCGAGGAAGCTGCTTCCGCCATGGCGCGCGCCCAAGAACTACTTGCGGCTTATAACTTATCCGAGGAGTCGGTGGGTAAGACTGGCGCAACCGCCGACCAAGCGCGGGAACAGAAGGTTATCAAGGGCGGTTTTTATCAGTTTCAGCGCGATCTATGGCGCGCGATTGCCGAGCTCAACTTTTGCATGTATTGGACGATAGAACATAAGTTCCCGCGCATGCGGCGTCGCCGGCAAAGCGACGGTTCGCTCCGCGAGGTATGGTCCAATGGCAAAGAACATCGGCATACAGTCGTCGGTAAGCGGATCAACGTCAAAGCCACCATGTTCATGGCCGAGTACCTCCAGAGCACGATCGAGCGCCTCGTAAAGGACCGCTATCCGCTTAGTAGCCAGCGCTTTATGAGCGAGGCAATCGCCTTCCGAGAGGGAATCGCAGACGAAGTTGCATCTCGATTGCGGACCAAGCGGCGCGATAAAATCAAGGAAGAAGAGCGTCGTCGCGAGGAAGAACTTAAGCGGAACGGGGTCTCAACGAGCCAAGCGTTAACGCTTGGATCACTGGCACAGCAGGAAGCCGATGCCAACGCCGATTTCGTTATGGGCGAAGAGGGCTATAGCGCGCGTAAGCGGGCGGAGCGCGCCGAACAGGCACGGCGACAGAAGGAAGCCGAAGAGGCCTATACCCGTTGGGCTGCTGCCAACCCGGAGGAGGCGGCTAAGCTCGAGAAAGAGCAGGCCAAGGCACGTAAAGGGCGTAGCCGCAGTTATGGTAGCTATCGCCAGACCGGATCGGACCGTCGCTATAATATGTCCACCTATTGGCAGGGCCGAGATGAGGGCAAGAACATCGGCCTTGATCCGCAGACCAAGGAGGCGGCTAAGCCGTTGGCGATTAAATGACACTCCAAGAGCACATCGAGAAGATCATCATCCCAACCATCATTAAAGGCAAGACGGATCACTCTGTAGCGATCCTTACCGCCATGATTGTTGGTGCCTACAAGGCTGGGTATGGTGCACCACACAACCCTAAGCTAGACGATCGGGTTAGACGGTATCTGGAAGAGGACTGGTGCAAATGAGCAACCTCCTTCTCATCCTATTCTTTTGGTATCTGTGCGGCCTGGCTGGATCGATGCTGTTTTATACAGCGCTAAATCGCTGGTGGTATATTAGCACTGGCGAACGACGTCCGTTTTGGTGGATGGACATACCCTTTGCCCTATGGGCGGCATGCAGTGGGCCGATCGGATTGCTTTTTTGCCTTATCGTCCTATCCAACACCAGACTAGAGCGCTAGTCGGCGGCCACTAGCCGACTTATAATGTGATCAGAGGAACCGGATATGGTTGACAAAGGCACCTACCGCGCATATGGACCCGAGAAGCGACTGGGTAAAGATACTCTCGCTATCATCGATCGATGCAACACAATCATCGAGGAGTTCGAGTCTCAGGGTTACTCGGTCACTGTCCGACAAATTTATTACCAGATGGTAGCGCGCGGCTATACCGGGGGAGAAAACTCCTTGCGCATGTACAGCCGTATCCAGTCGGCCCTTAACGAGGGCCGGATGCAAGGTATTGTGTCGTGGACAGCGTTAGAGGACCGGGGCCGTAACTTACGCGGCCTAAATACCTATGAGACAGTGGCGGACCTCCTAGCATCCGCAAAGGCCGACTATCGCATCGATCTATGGAAAGACCAAGCATGGCGACCCGAGGTTTGGGTGGAGAAGGAAGCGCTGGTTGGGGTGATCTCGGGCATTTGTAACCGGCTGCGCGTAAACTTCTTCGCGTCGAAAGGCTACAACAGTCAATCCGAGCAATGGCGCGCGGGCCGACGCTTCGCCTCCTATATCCAGCGGGGGCAGAGGCCTATCGTATTTCATCTGGGCGACCACGACCCTTCCGGCATCGATATGACGCGCGATAATCAGGAGCGTCTGAGTCTTTTTGCGGGCACACCGGTTATCGTACAGCGGCTGGCCCTTAACATGGATCAAATCGAGGAGTTCAATCCTCCACCCAATCCGGCTAAATTAACTGACAGTCGGGCCGCAGGCTACACCGCCATGTTCGGCGACGAGTCCTGGGAATTGGACGCGTTATCCCCCCGCTACATCGAGTCGATAATCGAGAGCGCTATCCTCAAGATACGCGATCCCGATATCTGGCAACAATCATTAGAAGAAGAGAATGCCGATCTTGAGCGATTAGACCTCATCCTGGAGGATTTGAAATGAGCTGGGTAGATGATCTGGCTCTTGGGTGTATATTTATCTTGCCAGGGGCTCTCGGTATTGTAGCGTTGATTTTGGCAACAAGGAGAATCCGAAACAATGGGCGAGAAAATGATTAAACAATTTCTCACCTGTGAAGGCCGATGGTGTGACTTTCGAGGTTGGAACTGGAATGCTGTGCCAAACGATGAACGGAGATATCGAAGGATGACTAGCAATGACAGACCCTATTACATGTGCGACCTCGCTCGAGGAACAATACGTACAACAGCTTGGATTGATGCCTCCGGCGCTCGCATCGGTGCCACTGTCCGCATGGAAGACGGTGATCTTTGGATGGTTGTACAAGTCAGCGATATAGCGCGGCCGAAATCCGAGATCGATAGCCGCAGTTCTTTCGGATCACTAGCATGACACAGTTCCAATTCTGGCTATTCGTAGCGGCTGTATTTTTCCTTGGGTTCGTATGCGGCGTTTCCATCACACACGCCCACGACGCCCCCACTGGTTGGCACTACGATCTACAGTGTTGCAGCGGGATCGACTGTGCTCCGATCGCGGCTAGCCGAGTAAAGGAAGGCCCCACCGGCTATACAATGCCGAACGGGGAGGTCGTCCTTTATGGTGACCGCCGCATCCATGAAAGCAAGGATGGCAGTTATCATTGGTGTACTCCCGGCGGCAACCAAGCCGGGTACACGATCTGCCTCTATGTTCCGTTTAGGGGATACTGATGTCAATAGTCATGTGGTTTGTCAAAGACTTCGCCGATGGCTGGATAGCCTTTGATAATGAGGAAGAAGCCCGCCACGAAGTTGCCCAAACCGGAGCGATCATGCTCGTCGGATACCGACCAAAGGAGAGTACTATGATCAAGCCAGAAATCGAACAAGCATTCCTCGACATGGTCGAGTCCCATGGTGCGGATCGCGTCGGATTGGGAATGAAGCAGCTAACGACCCGACGAGCCTATGCGGAAACCACTGTCCTGGTAAAGCAGACAGAGCGTCTTTTAGAGGCGCTCATAGAAGCCGGATTCGGCGAGCTTACACTCACCGAGCTCTATAATGAAATCGCAGGTGAGGCACATAGGCGATGAAGACCGTATACAAATACCCGTTGGAGACCATCGAAAGACAGAAGATCGATATTCACAGGAACGCCATGTTTCTTAGCGCGGGCATCGATCCCAGCGGCGGTCTTTGCCTATGGGCCCTCGTCGACACTGCGGAGCCTATGGCAACAAGAACGATCTTCATTGTCGGCACCGGCTTCCCGATCGCTGATAACATTCCCATGTTCTTCCTGGATACCGTTAAGAACGGGCCGTTCATGTGGCATGTTTTCTATATGAGTGATGAATGAGCAAGCGCCCAAAGCCCGAGCTGTCCGAGCGTGCCCGTAAGGGACGCCTTACCGCACAGCACTCGTTTATCAACAAGATGTTCCCTGGTTATAATGTCTGGGTAACAGATGCCAAGCTGTTCGTCTATCGCCGCAAGGCAATGACACCAATCGCCACATTCCTCCGTAAGGGTCCGGACTACGTTCACGATGGCAGCAACACAAAGGTCAAATCTGTAAAGGAGGCCGTGGAATGGGTCAAGAACAATATTGGGTGAGCAAGGCCAATGAGTGATGTCATCGACCTTGCCGACCGCCGTGCGCCGGTATGCTTCAGCATCGACTTCGAGGTCCGATGGGACGGGAGTATGGTATTCGGAGTGAACGATGTAGCCTTCGAGCCGCGCTCCATGCGATCGGTGGCCGATGCTTTACTCCGGGCCGCGTGCTGCATAGAGCAACAAGCCGCCAAAGAGGAAGGGAATTGGCATGATCCTGACAGCAACCCCAGCTGACATAAAGCGCTTCATGTTGTTTGTCGAGTTCCTACCCAATGGATGTTGGTTTTGGACCGGGGGGCGTAGCCGGGGCAAGGGCAATAAGAAGTGGTACGGCTCGTTCTCATATGGAGGAAAGGTCGTTAGAGCCCATCGCTTCGCCTGCGAGCAGATTAAAGGCATCGCGCTACCCGACGACCATCATCGCGATCACCTCTGCCGCTTCAGCCTCTGCGTAAACCCAGATCATATCGACGTTGTCCATAAGGATGTCAATCAGGCCCGCCGTCACAAACCCCATCCCCCGGTCACCCTGCATTATGCCTATGTCGAGGGCGAGCTTGTCTTGTCCCTGAAAATAATCGACCCTTCTGTTGCTTATGACTTTACATTACCGCAGAATACCTTTATCCCTGAGATCATAAACGAACCGGAGTAATGCAGATGCCTCGTAAGCCCCCAACCTATACCCCGCGCGAAGTTACCGCCCTTAAGGCAGCCGACCGCGTTGTTGCCCGTACCGTTATCACAGGTACAGGCCGTTGGGCCGAGCAGGAGTTCTATCCTGCCCCCGGCCAATCGATCCGCGATAAACTGGCCGAGATACAGGCCGAGATTGCCGCTAACCCGGCCCTTAAGCGGGTAGCGCTCTATGTCGGCGGTATCGTTAATAACGAGCGCATGATCGCGAACGTACCGCATAATTTTATCCCGGAGGAGCTAGCATGACCGAAGATCGCGTCGCATTCCTGCGCCGACAGGTACAGTTGGAAGTGAATAATTTCACAGCCCAAACCGGCCTCAAATCAGTCGATGGCGATAGCATCCTCGAGCTCATGCTCGATATGTACGAGGATGATGCCGATCAACAGATACTGCATTATCTCTGCGATGGCACGCTGTATGCGAAGCCGGTAGCGATTCTACCAGGAGATTACGACCGATGAACAAGCGCATTCTCAAGGCGATTATCGCCAATCTCATGGATGCTCTGGATGATGAGCCGGAATCAATCCTTACGGCTAACCAGCTAGATGTGGTTCGACAAGTCGTAAGGGATGTTGAGCAACGAGGAGATTTCCTCTTCGACGATCCCTCCGAGGAATACGAGCTCGGCGTCGTGCGCGCCTTTATCCGACGCAAATCAAAGTTGCAAGGTGGTTGGCGTCTGGATATACCACCAGAAAAACATGAAGAATTTATCCAAGATGTTTACGAACAGCTGGTTAAATGATCGCTAGCCTGTCCATGGGGGACAGGTAACGATCTTGAAAGGAGAATGGTCAAATGGCGAGAATTTCCATATCGAATGCCGAGCGCGGGCTGGGCATTTACCTGAATAGCGACGCTGCTTCGCACTTGGGCGGCATCAGCACGCGGGTTGTCATCCATGTAAAGCGTATCGACGACAAGGTCGATATGTTCCTGGTGACTTTGCGCGCCAACATGAACGGCCGCAATAAGATCACCAATCAGGCCAACTCGAAGAAAACGCCTTTCAGGGTATTCTTCACCGAGGTCGATGGTTGGCTTAAGCGCTGGCCGCGAACCCCGGTCAACAAGCCGGTTGAAGTCTCATATAACAGCGAGCAAAAGGCAGCCATCCAATTCTATATCACCAAGCAGGAGCTACAGGGTTTTTCCGATATGCAGGAAAAGCCGCCGTATCCGAAATCATCACTCAGCGAGCAAGTTCGTACCGGTATGGGCAAGCCTGCAGAGCCGATCAAATCGTTCGAGGAGCTCAAGGCCGCTCTGCAACCCGAGATCGATACAGTCGCGACCGCGATGGCGTCGGCATACGAAAAAGCTGGGCAATATGAGGATCGGTCAAGGCGCGATTTCAAAGCGCCAGAAGTCAAGATGCTATCCCAACAAGACATCGAAGATCGCATCCAAGCCCAAATCGAGGGCAAGGCCAAGGCTCCAGCTTATCCAGATCAAGCGAAAGCCGTACAGGCTGCGCGATCGGTCGCCATCTTCCAGTCTGCCACCCCGCACGATGATCTCAATACGGCGCTGAAGAGTTTGAATACGGCGCTTATCCCAGAGGTCAACGATGTCGAGCTCTTTATCGAGGAGATCGACAGTCTTGGTAATGTTACCAAGACCATTAATCTCCCGCCGCCGGGAAACATCCGCATCCGGGGCCGCATCATAAGGGAGGAAATCCTTGGATAGCGCTCTGAACATTGTTCTAAGCTGAGGATAACCCATGGAAGCAGCTCCCACTATCGACGCCTTTGTCCGTGGCCCCACGCTGTTTAGGCGTGGGGTTATCTACCACGGCGAAATGCTCTACGGCGATCCTGTTCTATTGGTACGCGAACCCAATAATCCCAAGGACTCCAATGCTGTCTTAGTGACAGACCAAGACGATCGCCCCATCGGATATATTCAACGGGATAAGGCCGCTGTCCTGGCTGTCTGGATGGACAAGGGATGGGTGTATACGGGTCGGGTTATAGTACCAGCTAAGATTACACAGCAAGGGAATAAACGGTTCGTTCACCCAGATACTCTTGTTGTACGATGCACCCCAATCGCGCCGCTTAACCAGTCGGTAACTACAAAGAGAACCGAAACTTTACCAAAGGTCAAGGAAGAGATATCCTGGTAGCAGTAAACCGGAGATGAACCATGATCAAAGTTATCGCCATCGCTGTCGCCTATTATCTACTGGGTCTTGCTGCCATCCTTCCGACGGAGCAGAACCTTAAGGCGGCATGCCATCCTACGTTCACAGATCGCCAAGCGCTGGTTGCACCTATCGTTTGGCCCATCACGTACCTTTCATCATTGGAGCTCGAAAACAAATGCTGACAGCTATCATCTTTCTTCTCGTCATCACCATCTATATCCTCATCGCATGTATCGCTTTCGGGATTTTAGAGGCGTATGAACTGGCACCCTATAACGATAGGCCAGTTGTAGCTGCCTTCTGGTTTCTAATCCCGATTTCCTATCTAACGATGAAGATCACAGATGCAGCCGCGATTCCAATCGGTTGGTTGGCCAATCGTTCTTTTGAATTGGTCAGAGCTTACCGTTTAAGGGCGAATGGATGACTTGGCCCCTCGTAATACTGCGTGTGCCTTTAGCCGCCTATCTTTTGATAGAAGCGGCTTTGGCCAAATCTGGCGACGAGGGATTACTCCGGATAGACAGTCCCTCTCCAGGCCATCTAAACTTGGATGGCGTGGTTTTGGAGCCAGACCCCTCGACGCTCGACATAAAAGTGTGGCCTTGCTGTGGCCACCCTATTGCCGAGGGCCACAACAGTTCCTGCACTTTCTATGGATTGGACAAATCATGAGCAACACTTTCTTCATCGGATGCACCCACTTCGGCCACGAGAATATCATCCGGTTGGCCAATCGGCCTTTCGCCTCTGTCCAAGAAATGGACGAGACGATGATCGAGCGGTGGAATGCTGTCGTTAAGCCCAATGACGAGGTTTTCCATCTGGGTGATTTTGCATGGCATCACCATCAAGAATACAGAGATCGCCTTAACGGCAAAATCGTCGTCATTATCGGTAACCATGACCCAGATTACCTTTTTGGCATCCATGGTATCCAGGATTTTTACAACTACAATGTCATCGAGCGCAAGGATCACAAGTTCGTCCTGTTCCACTATCCGATCGAGGACTGGGACATGCGCTATCGCGGCTCGATCCATCTACACTGCCATACCCATCAGTCGGCCTTGGAACGTCCCGCACTTCCATACATCATCGGGTCGGGACTTACCCGGTCAAATGAAGGAAGCTCTCCCTTGGAGCTCCCAAGTAATTATCCAGAGGGACTCATCTGCAACCGCTTCAACGTAACCGTCGAAGCCACAAATTACACCCCCGTATCCATCGACGAGTTGCTTGACCGGGGGTATGGGAGATGGCAGGGATGAAGGTTCTCCAAACTCTGATATTAATCATCCCAGCATCGATCTGCCTTATCTTTGCTGGTATGCTCGCATTACATGGTGGTATCTTTTTTCCGATCGTCTTTTTGATTGTCGGCGTTATGGCACTCAAGATTGAAGTTAGGTATTGGTGATGAATGCAATCCCCATAATGACCGATCCCCTCGGCAAATATTGGAAGCAGCCCCTCGACATCCGATCGGCCCCGATGGACGGCACCCATGTGCTGTTGTCTATGCGACAGTTCAAGGAGCTCCTCGAGTATTCGGAATCATTCCCTTCGGGTGTTTACGAGGGTAAATGCTGGAGACGACAGGAACCATCTACCTGGTTTCTTTGTTGGTATGAAAATAAATCCGAGGATCGGTGCGCCATTAAAGCACGCAAAATCCTTATCGGGAGGTTACGGCAATGATCAGAGTTTGGTGGTATACTGTAGATAAGATTGATGACTTCTTACGATGGCTGGCAACTCCACGTATCTATATGCGCTGGGATACAAATGCCTATTTCGTATCCGGTTGGCTAATCGGCGAAGGTAAGCTATGGCAAGCCATTGCGGCCTTTATCATTATCGCAGCGATCGGAGTTTTTCTGGAGAAAGTTTATGAGTGAATGCCCCTTCGATACAATCCTTTACCGGACACCCTATCTGGTGTTGCCCAAGCTCGCAATCCAGTCCATGCCGATGGAATGGCGCAATCGTCTAGCCACGCTGCTCGATGAGGCGCGGGATGTTGGTATGGTAACACCAAGCTATTATGTCCTACGGCAGGATAAGAGCTACACCATCACCTCCAATTACGACGAGTCAGACCCCTACAGTCGTCAATATGAGTTCACCTCAATTAACGAAGACCCCTGGGCAAATTATCGCCGAGGCGATATTAACGAGCTCTGCCCGACATTTAAAAATCCCCAGCAGAAGGACTAGCGCGACTCTGCGATCCGGGTTATGCTGTGTTTGTTAGTAAGTCGCTAACTGCTCCAACCCCGGAAGGATTTTCTCCGATGAAAAAGGTAAAGCCCCAGCATGTACGGGCTCCTCGTAAACCGACGACCAAGATCGTCGATGTCTGTGTCCGTGTGATCACGGGCATCAAAACGTGCTTCGCGACTTCTTCCATGTGATGGAGGTCCCAATGGTCTTCCATCCTCACCCGGTCCTCCACAGAAGGATCAAGCATACAATCGAAGTCTGCCATATCGGTTACTTCGGCTCTCTGTCCATGGGCTTTCATGAGTTCTACACCATGGTCGGCGGTCTGCTTTGCATCCTTACGATCGCCACCTGTTTGATGGGGAACGACGAATGAAGTGCCACCGTATTTGGCAGATTGTTCTAACTGCTGGATCGGTACTAGCTTATAGATACACTCTGCATGATCCCGAAATGTCGGCGTTGATTAGTTTGGGTTTAACGCTTTTTTGGGTGTGGGAGCCGCAAGATATTCCACACCTGTAACCGGATGGTGGGTCGGAGCTACGCGCTCCGGCCCGCCATCATTTTTCAAGCTTGCAAGAATTTTTTCGTTCATTGTCTAAACTCAGTTTACATCTCTGCGGAATGCCTTATAGTGTCATTCATGGCGAACGGCCATACGAACCGGAGATAGTCATGGACCAAGCTACCAGATACCAACTGGAGACCAAACTCGGCCTAGCCGAGTTCTCCCTCTCCAACTCCAAGGACCCTGTCCTTACCCAAAAACTCATCCACATCATCAACAACCTCAAAATCGCCCTCGGGTATTACTAATCACTAGGTATACGGCTTCAGCCGTATATCTGGCAATTAGGCCAAATCGGAAAGGATACACAAATGTCTCACGCTGTAGAAACAATGGCATTCGCCCACGAAGTCCCCTGGCATGGTCTGGGCAACAACATCGATCCCGCAGCCTCGATCGATACATGGCTGGAAGTGTCCGGCCTTAACTGGGAAGTCGAGCGTATCCCGGTCTATACCGGCGACAACAAGGACCCCATCCCGAATCACCTCGCCGTCCGCCGCGCTACCGATAAGCTGGTGTACGACATCGTCTCGCCCCGCTGGAAGCCGGTGCAGAACCGCGAAATCCTGGAATTCTTCCGCGAATGGACCGAGGCGGGCGACGCCACCCTCGAAACTGCCGGCTCGCTTCACAACGGCAAGGAAGTCTGGGCACTCGCCAATCTGAAGACCGGCTTTACCCTCCCCGGCGGCGACGCGGTTAAGGCATACGTGTTACTGCGTGGCTCCCACGAGTCCGGCAAGGCAACGATCGCCCGCGATACATCGATCCGCGTGGTTTGCGCCAACACCATGGCGATGGCTTTCGACGAGGCCGCCACCAAGGAGCTCCGCTGGTCACATGCCAAGGAGTTCGATCGCGAAGCTGCCAAGAAGGCGTTCGGCTTGTCCCGCGACAATGCCAAGAATTTCGAGAAGGCGACCCGCACCTTGGCCAAGATGAAACTCGATATGGACAAGACGCTCGAAACGCTTGCTCCGATCTTCATGCCGAATGTCGAGGCCGACGATATCTACGACGAAGCCAACTGGGGTCCGACGATGGACAACATCATGTGGGCGATCAACAAGGCCCCCGGCGCGGTCGGCCTTACTGGCTGGGGTGTGCTCAATGGCGTAACCTACGCCCTCGATCACAAGGCCCCGACCAAGACTCCGGACGGTAAGTTCTATGCCGCCCAGTTCGGCCATCAGGCCAAGAATAAGGAGAAAACCTTTAAAGCCCTCATGGCGCTTGCGGATTGATCCCTTTATATAGATATAGAAGTATTGCCCCCGGTCCGGCGCGACCGGGGGATAGCTCTAGAAGGAGAACCGGAATGATTAACCTCACCCCATCCCTTCCCGATATGATGGTGTCGCTCGCCTGCATCATCGGGCTCATATTCTGCGTCCGGCAGATACCCAAGCGGTCTCCGCCCCCGAAATCTATCCGTATGGTCGCTCGGCACAACGACCGTATTACCCGGCTATCGTGCCTCAACAAGGAGAATGGCAATGCGCCATAAAAAGCACCCCCTGACCGAAAAAGAACTCGAGCATATCAAGTCCGTCGGCAATTCGGTCGCAATCGGCACCGACGCATTCGTCCACAAGGGCGAGCTCACCGGCAACCGACCAACGCTCGACGACGGCCAGACCCCGGATGACTCGGCCGAGCATATCCAGCTCCGCGTCTGGATCGGCAATCCGACCATCGTCCAACCAGCGCTCGTTTCTGGCAAGGACTACGGCGACCCCTACAAGTACAACGGCGAGTACGACAAGGACTTCAACAACGAGGACCTGCGTGTCGATTATCGGAACGAGAACTTGCCGGCCGACGATGACGATGACGACGCGCCTGATGTGTCCCAGGACAGTCCCGCGCCGGAACCCGCATCCTAATAACCCATCGGCCCCGGCGGTGTCGGGTGCCAGAATTGGAGACACTGGCATGCTTGCTAATTTCTTTACATGCAACGTATATGGCTGGTTAGAAGTCGTTGTTCCCTTTGATCGTTTCGGGAAGAGGTACGAGAAATCATACCTTGTGCGAACGATCGGATTGGATGGTGTAATGTGATTACTATCAGCAAAATCCGATCCATCCTTTACGGGTCGGCCAAGGTTCTTGGCGATGTCCAGGCGATCGACAAGGCTGTGGAAACGCAGTCGCCCAAGCCGGTGGTCAAGCGTATCGGTCGACGGCTAGCTGGAAAATTTACGTCGCGCCTGCTCGGTCAAATGTTCCGATGGTAAGCCCAGAATAAGCCCTAGTCAGGTAGGGCTTCTTCCCCTATATTGATCTTGCATCTAACCCAAAGGAGACATGCATGCTCGAAGACCCGAACGATCCCAAGACCAATACCGATACCAATGCTGATGACCAAACCACCAACGACGATGTCGGCAACAGCGGCGACGATGCGAGCGGCGGCGACGGCAACAGCGGCGACGACTGATCGACGCGGACCTGATCGGCCGAGCCCTGGGGTAATTCCCAGGGCTTTTTATTTGAGTCTTCCATTAGCAAATGGCGATATAACATTCGTGAGCCGACTCTCATTTTTCTGCTTTACATCCCTCAGAATATCTTTATACTGGTCATCGTGAGGTCGGGATGGTCCCGCCTCCTAGAACCGGAAAGTAGCATGATGACAAAAGAGGAATGCTGGCAATCCGCCGTGACCCAGATGGAGGACGAAGGCTTATTAGAGCCGGAGGGCTATCTGGTCGGTGGTATTATGAAGGCCGCTATATCGGCTAAGCCAACGCATGCCTTGGCCTTTGTCCAGCTGTTGGGAATGCGCTTGTTCGATGCCGGGTATTACGACCCCATCGACCTTGGCATGATCCCATATAGTAACGACGAGGTCATCGTCTACATGAACTAACCAGTTCATGGCGCTCCTCCCCTACGGGGGAGGGGTTGCCAAAACAACCCCTAAACCGGAGAATACATCATCATGACAGACATGCTCGAAGCCGCCCTCGCGGAAACGATTGCTACTATCAAGACTTTCGATGTCGACAGCAAGGGCTATGCCCTGACCTCGTCCGGCTACGTTACGCTCGACGAATATGGCACCATCGGCTATACGCGCGACATTACCCATGCCGCGCCCATGCACATCGACTTGTACACCTCATGCCGCAAGCCGAGCTGGGTTTGGGTGCCGCGCGTCGACGGCTAACTGAGTAGCAACTCGTTAACCGCACCCCAATCCCACTTGCTACTCCCCCCGGTATAGAAGAGGACCGGGGGGTTTGTCTTTAGGCCGTCCGTAGCGACCATGCGGATACGATCGGCCCGGTATATCCATAATTCGTCCGCGCTCTCCCTGCGTACTCCAGCGACACAGTGGCGTCGCACAAAAAGGAATACTTTACCACCATGTCGCGCGCGGCGCTCTGCCCATGCGATCTGTTCTGGGCGGATAAACGGTTTCCAACCATCTGTTGCCTTGAGCTCAATCCAGACGTCGTGGCCCAACTTGCAGCCATTAACATCCGGGACACCGAGGCCGGTGAGTCCAGTTTCTATACGTTGAAAATCCCATCCGACTAGATGGGATTTTACAACTGGCCACAGTCCGCCATCGATCTTTGTCATTAGCTTACGGCGGGAAGACCATAGGTCGGTGCGACCGACTTATAGGGGTGGCTCGCCCGGAGCAGCGAGGTAAGCCCCATCTGCGAGGCCAACCATCCAGATAGCCTGTCAGCAACCTTCTGGCTGATCCGGTAATTGATCCGCATGAAGTGCTGCGCCGTCCACGGGCAGTAATTGCCTACCCCGCCGGAGTTGGTGGCGTCTGCGCCGTAGACAATGCGCGTCGGCGTCGTGGTGACACTGCACCGCCGTCTGTTGTTGGTCGTGAACCACGAGCCGTTAACGGACACTTGAACAGTCTGGTTATAGGCGGTGTCTTGTGCAGGCCCGATTGCCACGATGACGGATGCGTCGTCGCCGCGTAAATCGGTATCGACAACCGGTTGTGTGCTGACTGGGAAATCCACGCCATTGACATTCGATCCTGACACAGAGGCAGACGTTTGTGTCCGCAAGATGCCGCCATGCACACCGATTGCGTGACGACTAACGGTCGCACCACTATCCGCTTCCGCCGTGATGTATTGAAAGCCACTCGACCCGGCGTTGAGAAAGCCCTGCAAGACTATCGTCTCTTCTTCGTTCATGTTCGGCATGAAGGAAGACATCACCGTCTGTGACAACGTGTCATTGCCGCCGTCGAAAACAGCAGAGCCTTTGCCATTGCGCGTGCCGACCGTTGGGCGTGCACCCGCACTGCCGTTGGCGGCCGCACCCGGAGACCCAGCGCCCTTGTTGGTGATCGAGGCGACTTCCCCGCCGGTATTGGTGATCGTGGCCGCATCGGTAAAATCGAGCCAGCCATACAGGTTCTGGCCAAATTCGAGCGTCGGTGTCCAGGCTACGGGCGAGCCTTTGAATGCTGGCCGGTATGCCGCCTCTGCCTGGACTTTAGAACCATCCGAAATGCGACAGGAGAAGCTCGGGGAGTTTTTGTCCCAGTAGGCAAAGAACATCACAGGGTTTTCATCGGCCCACTCATATACTCGGTTAATGAACCCTGACAGGCGATCGTCGTCAATCCCCCATTCGGAAAAGCCGATGGGTAGCGCTAGCTCCGCCCCCCATTTCGTATAGAAATTGACACCAAAAGGCGCAGTGAACATGTAGTCGATAGCTTGGGGAACGGTCCTTCCAGTACCGGTTACGACGTTGCCATATTGCATGTAGCAGTCGGGCATGATGGCGTCGACATAGCCTGTCCCAGGGAACCATGGACGCGGATCGATGTCTACATTACCATCCCCTGTCACATTCCAATTTGGACAATGCGCCCACTTGAATCTGTTCGAGATCGCCCGAGCTCGATCCTTGACATATTGGTCCAAGGCGACATATTGCTGCGGCGTAAGATACGCAGCGCCCCACGGATACGCGCTGTAGAAATTGTGCTCATGGCCGACCCGGACCCAGATATCACCTGTTGGAACCGCTGCTGCAAGCGCTGTAAAGATCGTGTTGATATAGCTGTCGTGCAGCCCTGCGAGCACATCAAGGCCGCTTTCGCCTGCTGTTTCTGTGCAGGGAAAAAATGTCCACAGCACAAAGCGATTGAGCGCCGCGTAAGTCGTAATCTCCGCCAGTGCGCCGGTAATGACATTGGCCATGGTGTCAGCAGCGCCGCCGCTTCCACCAAGGAAGGCCAATAGCCCACCGGCCTGGCCGCCAAGCCACGTCTCGTAAGCGGACAGTCCGGCGGAACTGGAAGCGTTCAACCGGACAGCGGCGCGCTTGACAACGCTCGGGATCGCCCGTGGACTGGTCATGCGGGCGATATCGTCACCGGAAAGAATGTTGTCATCTGTGCCCATGTTATGCCGCCTTTAGCCAGAATTTACCGTCAGGTTTACGCCAAGGAGTGCCATCAGGCTTTCTCCAGACGTTAACGGGAACTGCCCCCTTTAATAGAGTGACAGTATGGATTGGTGCACCCCACATATCCGCCCCCGTTAATTCTGCATAACTTCTAGGGCGAAGTTAAATTGCTCAGCCGAAACCGGTGCATAAGCCGCGCGCGCCTCGACCAGACCATAGTAGATATCAGTTGTGAAGATGAGCTCGCTGCCTACAACAGGCAGGCCATATCCAACGACCCCATCTGAAAAGGCGCGATCGAGTGAGAAATCGATCGCACCAGCATATTTGTCGGATTGGTTACAAGCAAGCGCCACCCCGTCCCCGCTGGTAATGGTCGGCAAAGCCGCGAATAGGTGGAGCCGGAAAAGCGCATTGGTTACGGACAACCCGGTCTTGCGCATAAACCCACGTCGGATCATACCGCCGAACCATGGCTTGCGCGCCAGATTAAACGTGATCGGCACCACGTTAGCTGCCACTGTATCGTTGGCCACGAGCTGGCCAGTAGCATATGCCGTGGTGTTCGCCGGGCGAGTAAAGCTAGCTGCGCCTTTAACGCGTGCCACGTACCCCCCGACCTGTTCCCTTACGCTATCAGCCATTTGCGCATCTCCTTATAAATCCCGGCGATCATACGCGATAAAAGGATTCTGGTAAAATCTTTTAAATCTGACTTTACATACGCCGAGAATCGACTATACTGAGCTGCATAGACGAACCGGAGATACGAAAATACCAAGTTTCGCAAAGTATGAAAATACCCAGGAAAACTCCATCAAGTATGGTTGGGCCTATTTTCCTGAATATGTTTTCGGCGACAAAAGTTTGCCTTACATTATCCACAACCATATCAAAGGGATATGGACATACAGCAACTAAGGAGAACGAGTATGGAAAAAAGATATATCGGCGACGGAGTTACCGCCTCGTTTGATGGCTACCAGATTTGGCTTACCACACAAGAAGGCCACCGAATCGCACTCGATGATAGCACCTATCACGCTCTGGTCGACTACTGGACCGCGATCCAGGTCTATCGCCGAGAAATTATGGCAGGGAAGATCAGGACGAATGGCTAAGTTCTATTACATCAAGAGTAAGGACCAGGAGGGCCTCTTCCTGGTCGAGAATAACAATCAGCTCATGATTGGACAGCGACCGACCTTATTCCCGTTCGGGGGTGATGCGTTTACTGCCTATGAAAGCTGGCGTACACTGACAAAATTGGCCGGCAAAGAAACCGGCCAATGGGAAATCAAGGATGTAGAACTATAGCTATTCACAGCTCTTCTGGCCAGTCGTTGGATCGAAGGTGCATGCCATACCCAACGACATTTCCAACTCACGATCCAACGACGGAAACGTTTGTACTGGCGTTTCCGTCTTGGCTTTTTTCAACAGCCCCATTCGCCGCCCTTCCGGATTGAAGGTCGTAATGCCCTTGCACCCGAGCTCATGTGCCTTGCGATAAACCCCCTTAAACTCATCCCAGGGCATCGCCGGGTTAACATTGCAGGTTTTGGATACCGCGCTGTCCACATAGCGCTGGGCCGTCGACAAGACAGCAATATGCTCGTCGATCGTAACTTGTTCGGCAAGCTTAGGGATCGTGCCGAACTGCGAATAAGCATAATCGGGGAGTCGCGCCATGACAACACCATCAGGGGTGTTAATGGGTCGCTCAGTTTCCAGGGCGAACACCGGCTCCGCACCAGATGAGATGTTATCAGCCGCCATTGATATGGTGCCGGTTGGTGCGATCGATGTAAGGTGCGAGTTGCGAATGCCAAAGCGCTTGATAAGCTCGAAAACATCCTGATCCAAATTGCGAAGGAAGGAGCTCTTCAGATAACGGTCGTCGTAGAGCGGGAAAGCGCTCTTAGTCGCCGCCAGCATGGCAGATGCCCGGTAAGACTCGTTCATTAAGGTCGATCCGATCGCGGCCTGGAAGTCGAGGAACTTCTTGCTGCCATAAGGCATCCCCAACGTCTCCGCCGCGTTCGCTAGACCGGTATATCCTAGCCCCATGCGACGCTTGTTCTTGGCCTCCCTCTCCTGTTCCGGCAACGGATAGATCGCAACATCGATAACGTTATCCATCGCCTCCACCACGACCGGGATATCCTCGATAAAGGTATCCCAATCAAATTCGTATTGGCCGAGAGCATTGACCTCGATGTAACGGACCAAATTGAACGAGCCGAGCAGGCAAGCCCCAAAGGGCGGTAACGGCTGCTCGCCGCATGGATTGGTAGCGGCAAGTTTTTCACAGTACCAGAGATTGTTCATCCGGTTGATCTGATCGATGAACAGGACTCCTGGCTCGCCCCAATCCCACGTAGAGCGCATGATCTGTTCCCATAGCATCAGAGGGTCGATCTCTCCAAAAGACCGACCCTCGAACCGTAACGTAAATGATTTGCCGCTGTCCAAATGCTCCATGAATTCATCGGTAACAGCTGTCGATATATTGAACCCTGATAGGGTGTCCTGATCATGCTTGGCATTCACGAATTCAAGGATGTCTGGATGATCGATCCGAAGCACACCCATCTGTGCCCCTCGCCGATGCCCTGCCGACGCTACGGCTTTGCCGACCGCATTGTAAATCTTCATAAACGCGATGACACCGGATGAGCTCGACTGGAGAGTCTTGATCATCGCCCCATTCGGCCGCAGAGTAGAGAAATCATAACCAATCCCCCCGCCCACGCGCATGGTCGCCGCCGCTTGTTCGGCACGATGCATGATCGATGAATTGTGCTCGTTGTCTCTATCAACAAAACTGTCGGGAATGGTGCCCGACACGAAGCAGTTATACGGAGTAGTTTGGCGGGTTGCCCCGATCGCGGCCTGAATACGGCCCGCCGGGATAAACCGCATAGACAGCAAAATTTCGCGAAGATCGTGATAAGCCTCACGCGTATCAGTAAGTACAGCCGACACTCTGTTCATTGCATCCCTAAATGTTTCACCGTGCTGGCGGTATTTCATGGCGTGCAGATCGTCGCAAAATTGCAATGCTGGCCCAAACATAGTTATTCTCCTGGGAATCAATGGGTTGTGGAACCCCCTTACTTTATATCGGCAAGTAACTGCTATCTATAGCTTTAATTCGCCTTGCGAACGTAGCCAATGTGCAGCAGTATGTCTTGCATCGACATCGACCTTATCTGGATTCTTTACGACCCATTCAAGATAATCCTTTGGAACTACACGCCACTCCATATCCCTATACTTCTTTAGCCGACAAATACGCTGAAGTACAGGCAAATTTGGATCGGATAATCTTGCAAGCTCTTCGATTGGCTTGAGTTCTAGCATCTTCAACAAGATTTCAGTCGTGATGATAACGTCGAACAATGCCCGATGCGGCGCGACAGCTTCCGCCGGTAGGTCCGGGGGGACGTAGAAGTTGCGGCCAATGCCCAGGTAATAGCGGAGCTTCTGGTTGCCATAACCGGGTGCGTCGGGATAGAGGTGGGCCGCGATCCGGTATGTGTCCAACCACCGCGCCGGGTCAGCATAGCGCGTGCCGAGTCGGCACAAGAACCCCCGGTCAAACACAGCATTGTGTGCCACCCAATAGTCGGGATCACCGCCGAGCTCTTCATGGGCGGTTTTGATCATCTCAGCTGGTGATGGACAATCGGCTACATCCTCGTCCATGATATGATGAGTCGCCATTGCATCCACCGGGATTGGCTTGCCGGGGTTACACATCCAACTGTGATATCGCTCATGGCACCAACCGATATCTTTGTCATGGACAATATCGTGGCAGGCGTATTCAACCAGAGACTCTTGCTCGGGCTCGGTGCCGGTGGTTTCCGTATCGATAATTCTAAGTCGCATCTGCTTTCCTCTCCAGATCATCTGCCGCGCGCCGCAGCATAGCCGCCCAGTCGCGCATTTGGTTACGGGATGCCTTGCGGCGCTCTAGAGCCAGGGACATCATTTGAACGACCCGGCATAGTATCTGAAAAATATTTTCCGCCTCTGTTGATTTTGACTTTACATCCATCAGAGCTGGCCTTATGTTGAGTTCAGAAGCGAGGGCATCACCGCCTAGCTCTTAAACCGGAGAACTAAAATGACCATCGACCTTAACACCCTTTCGCCCAAGACCATCGTCGAGCTGTTTAACCTTGTTGCCGAAAAGCCGACCAAGAAGTTCGAGTCCAAGACTGTCGGCATCAAGCGCCTTACCGCCGCTCTCGCCGCCGCGAACAGCGAAGTTTTCGAGACCTCCGGCGAATACGATGTTCGGCCGATCCCCGCGCCGGAGCCGGTAAAGATCGAGGTAGACCATTCGGCATCTAACGCCCTTATCGCCAATGCGATCGCCAACAATCCGGAGCTCGCCGCCATGGTTAAGGTCGATGAGCCAAAGAAGGCCAGGAAGGCCAAGGCCACCAAGACCGAAGGCAAAAAGCGCACGGGCCGCGTAACCCACCTTACTGGCAAGAAGCTCACGATCCTGCGGGAAGCCAATCCGAAGCGTCCCGGCAGCAAGTGCAACATCCGTTACGAAGTCTACCGCGAGTCCAAGACCTCTGACGACTTCATCAGGCTCTGCACTGAGCGCAATCTCGGCAGCCGCCGCGAAATCCTCGGCGATCTGTCCTGGGACAGCAAGATGCAGTTCATCAAGTTGTCCTAACATCATGCAGCCTTCCGCATCTCAAAAATCTCGCGGTTGCCCTTGCCTCTGTTACGCCGGACCTCTTCGAAAGATAGGGGTTCGGCTTTTTTGTATTCCTCGATCTCTTGGGATGCCTGACCCCAATTCCATCCATATTGAAGATCAACCTTCATCGGCACCTTAAGGTGCACGACATCGCGCATTATCTCGGCAAACAACGTACCTGTCTTGGCGTCCCCGATTGGTGCGCATAGCTCATCGTGCATCTGTAGAGCTGGTAGGATACCTGCGCGATAGCACGCTAGCATGGCTAGTTTTGTCTGCCGCGCGGCGGAGCCTTGGATAAGCCGGTTCATAGCCTTATGCGTAAATGCGCGCCGTAGTCGCTGCCCTGGCCATTGAACACGGGCCTGCTCTATCGGCATGGGTGGCTTGTATTCGGACTCCTCATCGCGCCATGCCAGCTCATACATATCGAACCGGCAGCGCGCACCATCCAGCAACCGGATATAGCCACGGTTATTAGCCCGCCGCGAGCAGAACTCGGCCAGCTTCTTAACGAACGGCATACGGATATGATACTGGGCAACGATCTCCTTAGCCTCATCGATCGGAATACCCAGCGACACAGCCAACTTAAACAGGCCCATGCCGTACATCAGGCCGAGGTTGATGATCTTGGCCTTCTTACGCTCAATCCCGGTAAGCTCGGCCACCATCGTATGGAAGTCAGCATCGGGATTGTTCATGTAGTAATCAACCGCCGCCGTAGACCCCTCCAATTCACACAGGGCGGAGAAGTGAACAGCGAGGCGTGGCTCTTGCTGGCTATAGTCGCCCGAAGCCCAAAGTGTGTCGAGCTCCGGAAGGAATATCCCCCGGACCAGCGGCGATAGAACCGGATCGCGCCCAGGCATTTGCTGCAACGGGGGATTGCTGTAGCTAAATCGGAACGATCGAGTGCCACCATCATCGTCCCTAAGCTGATGCACTTCGGCGTGAATGCGACCAAAATGCGTGGAGCCTAGCAGGTAGCCTCCAATGAACTTTTCAGACATGTTGTTGTATTCACGAGCCGATGCCACCAATCGCGGTAGCCAGTGCTCATGCTTTTCCATCCAGTCCGACTGGAAGCTACCCTTCTGGGTCTTCGGTGTCTTGGTGTACGGCACCTGCTCTTGCTGGAATGCGCGTTCGAGCGATCCGGGCGAGTTCGCATGCTCCATCGTAAACTGGCCCCATCCAAGGTTACGGGCCAGCTCATTTAATATCTCATCGCGTTTGGCACGTAGCTGCGCCATGGTGCCGTCAGCCGCGTTTTCATCGATCGGGATGCCCCGCTTACGCATAGCGAGGACCATGGGGACCAGATCGCATTCCAACCGGTATGCGGCTGTTAAATCCTGCGCATGGATTTCCCCGAGCATGTCTTCCGCCGCAAGTAGCGTGGAGACCGCGTCTTGTTCGGCATATCCACCGACATGACGAGCCGGGAGTTTGTACATTTCAGCTTTTGGATCGATGCCAAAAGCCGCCGCTGCTTCGCGAAGAGCATCCTCATCCTTACCGGGGACACCACGCCAACGGCAGATAGCATCCAAGGAATAGGACAATCGATTTTCATCGAGTAATACCGCCATTGCATGTGTGTCATCTGCCTTGTCGGATGGTATTTGGACGTCTTCGGTTGATAAGCCGCCTTCGTCGTACGAGCGATTTTGAAAGTATACCCGTTTAGCATTATCGAGGACAGACTGGAGCCAACGGAAGGCTTCGTCGGACGGAAAATTACGGGAGTCAGGATGTCGGACAGGAATGTATGTTGATTTGACTTCATTGTTAACCTTCCATGCCAGCGAAAAACCGGCGACATAAAAGTCTTCGTCATTAAATACCCAGCCCGGACCCCTCTTCTTTAGCAGGACGTCCTTGGTTTCAGTATCCAACGCCACGGGTATCCCACGCGGGATCGTGGGATAATCCTTGGGTTCCTGCCACTTTGTTTCCGGTTCAAATAGGATAAGTTGATCAGACAATTTCCATTTCCCCGGCTTCTATAGCAGCAGGAGTCCCGTAAGAATGCATAGGTGTCCAGCCACTATAGCCATCCAGCCGTTCTGGTAAAAGATTGAGCGCGCCGGAAAGATAGAACTCGCCGTTGGTATGGCGAATATCGGAGCGTATCTGTTCGGCGATGGCTTTGTGGATCGATCCTGCACGATTAAACCGCCAGAAACCAGATTGTGCCCAGCTGCCAATACGGTTCTTCTCGGCCACCTCTAAAACTCTATTAACGTCGTCTTTATCCAGACGAACATAGCTATAGATCGGATCACCTTGTGGGTGATGATGGACCATGGTAAGGTTGGCATTAGTCGACAAGAACTTAGCCACGGTGTTCGGATGAAACTCCACGTCGCAGTCTGTAATCGCCACCGGCTTAGCCGCATTAAGCCCCAACAACCCTCGCAGGACAGTGTGCGATTGACCTTCAGTTTCCCCGGCGATCGATAAAATCTCAACCCGGCCGAGGTCTTCTTTGAAAATATCAGCAAACCGGTGGTAAAGTTCCTGGGGAACGATGATCCGAATTTGCCAGTCCAACGGAATAGACCATGCAATCCGCTTGATAATTGGAGCCGAGCTATCCCGCCCGCGCTCCCTTACGTTGATAAGAGCCTTATGTTCTTGATAGCCAGCAGCCTTAAACCGTTCCGACCGACCCATCGCCGGAATGATTACCGTACCAGAATAGCTGTCCATTTTGTATCTTCCCTTACTCGCTGGATTGTTCTAAGGCTGTCATCAAAATAACAGCCTGGTTCTTCTTGGCCGTTAAGCCAGTCGATTTTATCTTGGAGTGTTTTACCCCAACGGATATCGGCCGAACCTAACACAGGAAAAGTGTCACGAACAGCATTAACAGTGGCTTCCGACGCTGATGTTAGAATCGTCCCACCATTGTTTATCCAGAGCTGCATAACTGGTCCTGGCTTACCTAGCATGCGAATATAATGAGCTGTTATCCAACCTTTACGCTGATGGACAGATTCATCGGTCCATTCGCTCCAATGTCGCTCATAGAAATCCTTTGGAGGCTTTACACCGAGAGACTCATAAGCCCACTCGTTAGCGGCCTTTGTATCAACGATGGTCCCATCCAAGTCCCAAACGAGCTTCATTTTCCAGCCCCAGTACCTTTCCAATCTCGATAGCGACTAACGACGCCCATTTACCGAGCGCTGTTACACGGTTATTGTAAGTAGACTCCCGGTATACGATCCGAATAAAATGCATCATACACCAGAACATAGTCCGCCGCAGGGTATTCTCGTTCATCCCATGGAAGGGATTAAACTGCACATACCCATTGTACAGGAAATCCTCCTTATGTTCATTGGGCGATCCCGCCATGTAGTAGAGCGCTTGCTCCCATCCAAGAAACGACTGCATTACCTTCCCTCGGTCCACCGAGGGGTACGGGGGGATGCCGTTTCCGGCTGGCCAAGGATCGATAAAGCGCATGAGTCGCCCATTCCAGCGCATGTTGGCTAGTGTCGGGTCGCCGTGGGTAAGGCATGGCTCTTCGTCGATCCACTGCGGCACATTAAAGCTAAATCGTTGCAGAAACCGTTTGCGCCATTCTCGATGATCGAAAGGGTAGGGATTTGACCGCACCCAGACATGATCTTCGAGGGTCTCCATGCCACGGCACAACAGATCGTGCTCCACCCTTAAGGGCAGATACTCCATGACGATGAAGCCCTGATCCGAGTTGAATTCGCATCGACCCGTGTGGTAGACATTGGGCGCGATCGACCCCAACAGCTTATTGTGGGCAACCTCAGTCTCGATCTCCTGATATGGGCCTTCCTTGAGCATCACGGGCATCACGGTCGACTTTGACCGGCCGAGGATGTCCGCTGGAGATGAGTGCTTTCTGCCAGTAGACAACGACTTCTTTACGGGGATGTCCTTTATAAGCTCGATCGACGACGCGCACAAGGCCGGGATGGAGTCTTGCAAGTTTTTCTGCGTCAGCATCGCTGCTCTCCGTTGTGCGCTCGTCGCTAGCCCCGCCGGGGGCGGCATAGGATTTTTGGCCGACGGCGAAATCATTGGTAAGGACGTTCGGATGGCCGCGCTTTAAGAGCTGGAGCGCGACATCCATATCTTCGCGGGTATCGATGCGATCGAACTCTGCGTCTGCCATCACAGTAGGAACATGATAGGCCAGCGCAAGCATCATCCGATTGCCGCCGGTAAGCCATCCGCCATGGCACTTGTCGTTGCCCTGTCGAGGGCCGAAGCCACCATGCGGAACCTCCGGAGTGATCCGCTCCATGAGCTCGTTGATCCAGAAGTTGGTGTGATCGGGATCGGAGTCCAGAAGCCGCCAGTCACCCTTTACCTCCTTGTGCTTCCAGAACCGCGACGTCTCCGACCAATAACGATAATAGAAGAACAAATCATCGTCGAGCATCAAGATTTTTTCGAAGCCGTTATCGACTGCGTACCGCATCATCCAAGCACGCTTGGCAGCAATCCGCATGTTGTCATCTGGTTGAGGAACAACCCAGAGATTACTGTAACCGCGATCGTTAGCCAGCCGGACAAGGTGATCAGCTTCCGATCTCGGACAAAACATGAACGTCCTGGTCCGCAGCTCCGGCGACAGCGACATAAGCGTCTGCTGGTTTAGCACTCGCCCGCGCGTTGGGATAAAAATTTTGAAGTTGTCCATCATCAGTCCTTCGGCTTGAAGCGGGTGCCGGATGTTTCGCCCGAAGCATACCGACAATATTTGTCCCACTCACACAAGTTATGTTCGATTTCGAACATGGTCATCTGCGGGCCTAAGCGATCCCTCGCTTTGGCCAACAGATCATTAAGAGTAACCTGTAAATTCGGCGGAATTTCGATACCGACCGTTACAGCGTTATCCCGACGTTCCTGGTTGGTCATAGGCTTGTAATTGCCCGCCATACGGGACAGTCCGCGTAGCGCGCCGGGGCCGATATAGGCCCACGACAATTCGTCCTCGTACGGTCCCCATAGCCAACGCAGGTCTTGCATCGTTTGATAAGCGACGAATGGGCCGAGGCCTTGTTTCTTGAGAAGCAGAACCATTTCCTTGGCCGACGATCGCTTTGTTGGCTCCCAATCGATAATTCGCATTGTGAACCCGAAAAGCTTCTCAATCAAGGTCGCTACACCCGGACGATTGTAAAGTCCCCCCGGCACCATGATCCGATATGCATTAGAGAACAATGGTTTGGTATCCTCAAGGATTTTGAGAACATCCTTCTCGTTGAACCACTCTCCCTCTACAACCGCCTTTAACGAAGTGGTGCGGTTGAGTAGGCGAAAAAACAAAGCGGCATGAAGCTGTTTCAGACCATTTCCGCCAAGACCTAGAATATAATTCTTGGCCTCGACAGATGTCCTGTCATCATCGCGAATGACCGAACAGAACTTGTAGGTGTTGATCACCTGATCATCCGACCATGGCCGGGGGGAGCCTTCCTTCCGGCGGTCAGTCGCGGCCTGTCGCCGCACCATGTATTCTACAATGTCGATCATGCTCGATTTCCATCACCGCCAAGGATATTGGCTTCCGGCGGCTCGCTCCACTTCTTCATGAACTCTGGCATATCCGACTCCGGTGCTGGCTCTTCAAGGTTAATTGCCTCGACGATTGCTTTGTCCAAATCCTGATCCCGCTTGGACTCGGCGATCTTGGCAAACCGAACCACTGCCTCCCGCCGCGATATATTCCAGGCCACTGCCAAGGCGGCGAAGACATCCTTGGTGATGTCGAGAGGATAGACCGGCTCGGTACAACGATCGGATGCCAATGTGGCATATCCGGCGATATCGTTCCAGTGGTCGGGCTCATTCGGATTGCCGGCGAGAATACGCGACAACTTGTGGACGATCATATAGCAGGCATGGCGCTTGGTGTCGTCCAAGATCGGCCAGTTCGATTGGCCCATCAGGATACGCATCATATCCCATGTCGCCGCCGAGTTCTCGCTGTATTCACCATGCGTACCGGCGCGCGTATTGATCAGTTCTTGTGGGGTTACAGTTCCCATAATGCGATCCTCTTCTTTACATATTGCGATGCTCGTGCGGCAATCGCTACTTTGAATTGCTCCTCATCGGTCGGGGTTATTTTGGTCCCCACTAACCAACATTGTTCAAGTCGCTCCTCTACCACCTTCCGGCAGCGGAGAGCGACAAGCCGGGCAAATACGTTGCCCAGCAATTTCTCTTCCTCGCCCCATTCCCACATCTCGATGAATTCGGCGAGCTTAACAGCCCATTTTTCGTCGGCTGTTACGTCGGGGCCAAGATGCAGGAAGCCCTGCATCCATTGCTCTTGAAGTGACTCCTCCTCCACCCGGTTCATGCCGCCCGCGATATCCGGGTTATTAGCCTTTACAGGATAGGGTGCGTCGCCGGTCTTAATCTCGCCGCAGTCGTGGCGCACAACGTATGCCATCACATGCGCCGGAACGTCCGGCCAAATGCAGAGTAGGATGCGAAGGAGCTGCCAGCTGTGCTCGGCGACAGACTGCTCCTTGATATGTGGCCATGTGTGGTAACGAGAAACCCGTCCGGCCAAGCGGGCATCATCACGGACTTGTGGAACAATATCGGTCATTTGACCTCCTCATAGGTCGCCGCGAAAATATCAGGCTTGCACGGATAATGCTCACCCTTCATTCCGGTGATGATCCAGTCGCCGGGGCAGACAATATGTCCGCCCTCCAGCGTGTCGATCCAGCCGTGATAATGCATTCGAATCCCGCAATATTTACAGGCCCACTCACAATCGACTGCAGGGGAGCGATAATATCGAACAATCTCGCCCTCCCAGCCAAGAACCTTGGCTTCAGCACCCGATATTGTGGTGGGTTGATCATCTTCGATGGCAGGACGATCGTTGGCATAATCGAGTGGGTGGTCGCCGTTCTTAAACCACTGGGTGGCCTCGATCTCAACAGGCTTCTTGCGATATTTGGTCATTTCATCCTCACATCGTCAAAGCGACGAAGCTCCTTGTTCATGCGGCGCGTTATCCACTGGGACGCTGCGATCTTCCAATCAGTCCATTCGCCCTCCTTCAGCATGGAGAGCGCCTTGCGGTGGTCTTCGCGCCATGCATCGTGCAAGTGTAGCATTGGCTTGGCGATATCATGGAACCAGCCTGAATAGGCCGTTTCCTTGCCCTCGATGAATTCCTCGCACTGAACGATAAAGTCTTTCGCCGCATCCCGCACTCGCTTGCGGCCGTCGACAGACTTGTAATAATAGTCAGAGTCCATACCAAGCAGCGATCGGGGCTGTGCCATTCCATATGTGTACGGGTCCATTGTATCAACCGGCGGCCACACCTGATCGAGGACGTTGAGATAGACGTGGAAATTGTTGGAGACTTGATAATATTTACCAAGTCGCATCCCGGCGAGCCCCGCCACTACTTCGGCCATAACCGACATGTGGACAGCATTAGCCCCGTATGTCCCCCATACTACATCATTCGACCGGCACGACACCGTAGTGTCTAGTTCCCACACAGAGTCCATAGCATTCCATCGACCCCGGAACATAACAAGGTCATTACAGGGGATATCCTTCTTCTTGGCCCCAAGGTCTATCGCCGGGTCCCACATAGCCATGACCGCTTGGCGCGACAAGGGATCGTTGAAGAGGATTTCACCGCACAACGAAATCTGGTCGACCGGGGGGAATTCCCACATTGCGATCTCGTTGCCTTGAGAGTCAGACGTGCTTTCGCCGACACGAACAGCCTCCCCCCGGAAATGCTTCCGCCAACGATAGCCATATGCACCGTGGGCTTCACCATTGTCCTCGGCGAACCGCGAGGAGAAGTCCTTGACGAACCGATCGAGGTAGGTGGCATCGCGCCGCCCCGCCAGCATCCAGATCGACTCGAACAAATGAAAGAACGGATTGGCATCCCGATTCGGCTCGAACAATACCCGCTCGTTCGGCCGATAGTAAACAGTTGTAACCGGCTCGGACGAAACCAATACATCCCCTGCTCTTGAGGAGCTACGCGATCCACTATGGATGAGGTGCTCCATACCTGCTTTGTATGCGTCGTTCACATTCCGAGCTTTGATTACATGCATCTGCTATCTCCTTCTTTGCTATCGTCGGGCAGCTCTCTGCCAATACTTACGTCGTATCAGTGTTAATGGTATCTCAATTTCGTGCCCGTCGATCAACGCAATTACACTGTCCGATTTGGTTTCTAATACTAATGCGACGAGGTCATCATGCGTAAGGTAGTCTCCTGGATTTGGAGTAGGTCCGGGCCAGATTACTGTAATATGTGGCGTTTCCTTCCAACAAAATTGGTGATACCACTCCCAATCCTGATCAAGTAAGAACTGCCTATGTGAAGCATGTAGTTGATCCCAACCCAACCATGGTGGTGGCCTATACGGGCCAAGAACAAGCTGGGGATCGCTATATCCCATTTCTTTCGCCAACTTCTCCGTCTGTGGCACATAGTAGTTATCGAGGAATCCTCGACGTAACCATTCTGTATTAAGACACTTCATATATTTGAGTAGAGCAGGTTCATACCCGCGCCACATCTGGGATACAATGTTATAGGAGGCTTTGGTCTCCTTCTCTGGCGATAACACCATGAGATAGTACATGCAAATCGTACGCTGCCGGGATAGCTCTGGTGAACTAAAACAATGCGCCGACATAGCGAAGTTTGGATAAGGCAACAGAGTAATCATTCTGTCGCCCTGTAATACAACTCCTCCATCAAAATCTCGGCTGCAGCCTGATTATATTTGTTGTCGTAGAACGACGTGTATTTACCAGGTGCGGGTATCATCCCGATCGGGCCACGCAAACACAGCTTGGGGAACGTATCCAAACCAGTCGCGCGGCGACAACCCTCCCCTACAAGAACGAGGATATCACATTCATGTAATATCTCGCCCTCGATTTCTTGCCAACGATCGACAGCCTCTACCGGCTGCCAAGCGCCATAAAATAGGCATTTGCGCTTGAACACGCGTAAATAATCCTCCTCGCTAACATCTACCCTCTCCCGCAACAGCGAAAGAAGGTCTATATCTATCGGAGTAAGGGCCTCACCCTCCTCCGGTGCGATATCTCCGAGGATCATCACTCGTTCAACCATGGCCGACGCCGCTCTTAGCGGCTACCGGGCCGCGCTCTTGATTTTGATACTTTCCAGTATCGGGATAAGCCTGTTCGGTCGGCTCGTCCAGACGATGGAAGATTACTTGAGCGATCGGGGTGCCGGCGACCAGTTTTGTCCTCGTGTACTCGGTTCCGGGCCAAAACTTTTCCCACATCTGCCGATTAACTGGGATATTGCATGATATCTCCAGTGTAAGAAATCCGGACCACCCAGGCTCTGCCACTGTATTCTGTACTGCGATCCCGCGCCGCGCCCATGTAGACTTGTCGTGGATGATCCCAACCACATCTGTCGGCATGTGGAAGCGTTCCATCGTCGAGGCCAGTGTAAAGCCGCCCGGTTCGATGACGATATCCTGATCCAGCCGCAGATCATATCCACAGGCCGATAGGCCAAAACTGCAGCCAGACTCCGGATGTTGCTGGCGCTCAACCATGGGATCGAGCAGCTTAAGGCGACGGATAGTTTGTGCAGAAAGAATGGTCATTTGAACCTCTGTCTCGGGGCACCTTCCCCGGTTTTCACCCGCATATATTTATCGAGTTCGCAAAGCGAATGCTCGATATCCCGCATTTCCAGGGACGGCCACTCAGCGGGCCAGAGCTCACGATCTTCGGACAAGAATAACAGCTGCCGCATTTCCTCGATAAATTTGGCCTTGGGTTGCTTGAACTTAAGATCGCGGCCGAGTAGCCGGTTAAGACCACGCATCGCGCCGGGGCCAGGATTGGCCCACGTCATGATGTCGGGAGCCTTGTTAAGCAGAGGCGTATGGCGGAGATCGGTTACGATCTCATAGGCCATGAAGTCACCGAGGTAGGGAAACTGACGGAGCCAATACCATACATCTTCAAGCTTCATATTGTCTTCAATAAGCATACGAACAGTGGCCCCCTTCCAATCATATGCTTCGCTCATGGGAAAATGCCTATAGAACGTATAAAATTGCTCAACGCACCACAGTACACCATCCAACTTAGATTTCCCATCCGGGGTCTTGATAATATACGACCCTGTCACATACGGACCCTTACCGCAGTAACTGACAAGAGCCGATCGGATCGCGCCGGTATTCCCCCCGGACCCGACAAATTCGTCCCACGCGGTGGCACCGGGGGGAGACGTGTCCATGCGAGTTTGATCAAAGATGGCTTCTCCGGCTGCGATCCGGTTAAACCAGCGAAAGAGGACAGTGGCAAGCAATACATTATCCACTGGCACTCTTTTGCGGACATGTTCGCGCAGCCAGATCGTGGTGCGATCTAACTCACGGAACACATTACAGAAGCGATATTCCTGGAAAATCGGATCGTTGGTCCATTGCCCGCGCGGCAACCCGGCCTGCCGATTTAGATAAATCTGGTGGCGAGCGCGCATGTAGTCAAAGAGGGGCGAGGCGTCCATCGGTGATCTCCTGTTTAGATCGTTTATGCCGTATGAGGTCATAAAAGAAAAGGGCCAGCACCATCTCTGGTTACTGACCCTTCCGGATACTTCGAGGCGCTCTGCCCGGTCATGGAGCCCGGCTGTACATTACCTCCCTCTTGTACCCACAGCGACGAAATCTAAGCAGATTCCTCGGATGCTTAATCCGAAGCTTTGGTTTGGAAAGCTGTAATCCGCTCAAGCATTCGCTGTATTCTTTGGTGGGGTTCGATAGTTCCAACAGGAGAGCCCAACGAGCGTCCCTCGATCTGGTACAAAACCTTTAACACCACCCCGACGATGATCAATCGCCGGTATAGAACTTTAGGAGAACCGAACGACTAAGGCTATTAGTCCGATCCTCCACATACCCATCAGCGACGAGTAGTGTATAGACGTTTACCGCGTCCTAACCACTAGACGATCACTCTTGGCAGAGCGAGTCGGACTCGAACCGACGTTTCGGGCTAGCAAAGCCTGTAGTCCATACAAGCATTCGCCAATGGGTGACACAGGGCTTACGCCCAGTGTTTCGCTCTTGTGCGGTAGAGCTCATCAGACCCGTATTCGGTGCCCGCTACGCTCTTCGTCCTATGTTACACTCGGACTCCGGGTACGTAGCGGGCGGTCGGCGTTGTTCATTTCCCCGATATTTTTACAGCCTTAACCCTCGGGGTGAGCGGGGTATTAACTCGATTTTAGTTTTCCCCGGCTCTGCAGTCCTGAGCTTGGGGAGGGACGTATCCCAGATTTATCCTATCTCTAGAGGCCTTCTAAGCGGACTTGCAGGTTTGCGGTCGGCTAGTGCTGCGGCCTAGGTTCAAGATAAGGCAAGAGGAATCACAAGTAAAGGCTCATTTCTGGGCTTGTTTCATCCACTCATCGAAGCGCGCCATTCGTTCGTTGAGATTATCCTCACCATACTTACGAACGAGCTCCTTAACCCGCGTCCAATCGGGTACGGATTTAGGATTGGTTTCCACCTTGGAATAGGACAGCCCTCGAAGGAATCCGTAGGCGATTAGGGCCGATCGCGCTTCGGACCGCACTTCACCGGTGCGATGGTAACGGAGGCCCCAGAAAATCTGGAGGTTACGATCGGAAGGCGCGATCAACTTACGGGTAAGTTTTTGGCGCTCGGTATCGGTAAGGTCGTTGGACCGGGCAAGCATGCGGCGAGCACGCACTCGGCCCCGATGCCCCACGTTATGTCGGCGCTCCTCACGATGAATCATCGTGGCTTCAGCAGCGAGGGACATGATTTTGATTTTCAGATAGGTATGCATGATTTTCTCCATTGTGTTATATGATGATGGGGAGGAGAAAATCTAGGTGGTGATCGGGCAGTCTACATGGAATGGTATCCTATGAGGGAATCGAACCCTCCCACTGGGTTTTAGAGGCCCTGCTTCAACCACCGAAGCTCATAGGACTTAAATTTGTTCCCTCACCCAAGAGCAACTTGATCTATAACCGTCCGGCCCTTACTATCGGATACCGGCTGAGAGCACATGTTTTATAAACCGATCACGGTAAAAAAGAAAACCCACCTCTTCTCGAAAAAGAGATGGGTCATCGATCTGCACTTGCTTACCCAGGATCGCACCCCCTGGAGGCGACCGATTACTTGATGTTGATGAAGCCCTGCTTGGTATCCCAGTTAAGGTCGGCGCGGACGATACCGGCTTCCATGGCTTCCTTCACGGTCATGCCGGATTTGTACTTGAGAAACCGGTTGCCGGCGGCGGAGCCCGCGCGCTTCGGGCTGTAGAACGTGCCGTCGGACTGCGGGCCGTAGGTCTTGTTCTCGTTGTCCTTGCCGAACGTGATCACGCCAGTTTCCGGGAACTTAGCGGTCTTGGGTCCGGTGGTGGTGGCTTCGCCATTTGCGGCGGCCTTCTTGGTTTTGGTGGTTGCGGCGGCTTCGTCGGCCATTTTGGTACTCTCTTCTGTTGGGTGGCGACGCTGTATAACGCCCTCCACGCGGGTTTTCTGTCGATCAAGGGCTATGAGACGCAGTACCTCTGCTGGGTCCGAAGGAGGCCGCTGGGCATGGGATACTAGAAGGTTCCACAACCGTTCCAGGTACTCCGTCACTCGCTTCTTGCCATCTAATTCGAGCGCCAACCTCTCTTCACCGAGACGATAGGCGATCCGAACCAGTTCTAAATTCGACCAGAGCTTTGGGATATCCGAGGGACCTCGGCATAGGGCATCACCATATTGGATAAGGGCATGCTCGTCCGCTTTTTCGAGGCTATCAAATAACCATAAATCGCCCAAGCCTCCTCGAGTAACTGCGATGCACTGCATTCTCATATCCTTACCTGACTGATCTATATTCGGTGAGTACAGATATAAAAAGCCCCTGTTCTCGACATTTGTAAGCCATGTATCAGATATTATAGCATAATCCACAGAAATAGCTAGTCAGCTGAAAATCGGACGTTTCTGTCGATTCTGACTTTACATTCGATCAGAGGCATTATAGCCTGAGTTGCATAGGGCGATCCCGCCCGCTGAACCGGAGAAAGACTATGCGCTATCTTGTTGAACTCGCAATGCACTACAAAGGCCGCTTTGCAGGCTGGCAGGAATTTGGCCCATTCGAATCTAAGCGTGCAGCCTGGGAATTCATCCAGTCCAAAGGATACACAGCATCAGACAAAGGCGAAGAATGGATGGTTTCAGAAGTCTAAATCTATAGTGATAACGGAGTATCGGCCTTCGGGCCGATATTCGGCAATCACGCCGACAAAGGAGAACCGGAAATGCAACAGATATCAATTCGCGAGATCGTTCGCGCGGGCCGTCTCAAGGCGCGCCAACGGCGAGTCGCCATCAAGGTCCAGGATCGAGCATTCGTCCGGCCGGATGGAACCTGGATCACCCATCACACCAAGGGTATCCTGCACCGGATGCTTTCCTCAGCAATCATCGATCTTCGCACGCAGGGCAAGGCCAGCCCGGATGATGCCCGCTCCATCATCGATACGGCACGCCGCTACCTCGCTGGGCAGCTGCCGGAATATCGGCAAATACCGCTGCCATAAAATCATCAGAGGTCTCTTTTTCTGACTTTACATTTGATCAGAAGCGCCTTATGTTGAGATGCATAGGGCGCTTTTGCCCATGAACCGGAGAAACAAAAATGGCTATCATCAATCGCGCTTCCTTCATCGCCACCGATTCCGAAGGTAACGGTACTGTAGAAGTTACCCTCCGCAATGAAACCCGCCGCGTAAAGGCCCGTCTAAATGAGAAGTATGGTTGGATGTACGCTTATGAGATGACCGGACGCTATCAAACCGGCGGTAAGGCTTGGCCCGCCATGGTCCGTTCATATGAAGATGGTAGTGAAACCGTTGATTTTGGTCGCGATGATCGCAACCCGAAGTTCAACAAGATGAACGCCATCTTCTTCGCCTAATCGCAACCGGCCCCCGTTAGGGGGCCACCAATCTCAAGAGCTGGAGAAAGATCATGTCTCAACCTTCTGAAACAAAATCCTATATGCTGTTTGCCAACAATGCAGTTGAATCCAAAAGTCTTAGTATTCTACTACCTCAAGACAATCCTCTAGAAGCCATCAGCGAAGTCCACGATATCGCTCCAGATTTATATAAACTCGGATACGATCATCTTATGCTTTATGATGCCAGTGACCCCGAAGATCATGTAGCAATTGTCCTATTCGAGGTAATAGAGCAAAAACCCATGATAAACGAGATATGGCAATAAATCAAAATTTATAGTGCCTAGGCGTCCGAGGGGCTACCACGTGTAGCTCCTCTTTCGCACGTGTAGCCGCGACATACCATACCCGCGCCTCATCCTCTGGATTGGCCCGGTACTCCTTGAAGGTTCGCTCAGCCATATCGGTTAGCAGGATAACCTGCGAAGCTTCGCCGCCCTTCATGCCATGGATCGTGGACAACCGAATACGGGGGGGCTTGGTAAGGTCTTCCCCTCGGCGCAGTGTCGCGCGGATGTAAGCCACCTCGCGCATGTGGAGTTTGTCGAGAGCATCATACCACAGCTTATTGGGATCACATAGCAGGCCACCAGCCTTCTGCAAGATATCGATCGTAACTTCTTCGTCGCCGTCGAAATCGCGAAGCTCTTTAAAGCCGCGCTTCCATCCAACGTTCATGGTCATCTTCTCATACATCTTGCGCACTGAGGTAACGTAAACGCCGGATCGACCCTTACGTAGTCGTTCCCACGTAAGCACAGCTTCGAGTGTACTAGGCGCGATCGATGGGTTGTCATGAAAGCTGTACAGATACCCTGCCGAGCGAATCTTATCCTCGAAGTTGGATAAGATATAGCGGTTGCGCCCGAGCACTAGGATATCACCACTAGATACGTCGACTGTGTCCCCGGCAGGATGAAACTTCACCACCCCGCCATCTTCGCGCGGGGACCAATCCTTCGGACGGCGGTGGCGAATACGCGACACCACTTCCGTCGCCAAGTTTTGTACAGCCGATGGTACGCGCCACGACTTGTTTAGAACACGCACCTGCCCCGGCATATCCACGAACATGTCGACGTCCGCCCCGGCCCAGCGATAGATGGCTTGATCGTCGTCCCCGGCATAGATAACTCGGCGGCAACGTCGCGCCAATTTTTGCACCACCAGCCACTGCAATAGCGATAAGTCCTGTGCCTCATCGACCAATAGCACATCGAGTTCCGGCCCCGCTTGCGTCTTAACGAACATTTCGAGCAGGTCGGTATAATCGATCAGGCCAGTATCGCGCTTGTACTCTACCAAGGCGCGGGAGAACCGGTCGACCTCGTTAAATGATAAATCGTCATCGTCCTCGTCGTAAAGCTCTCGGAGCGGCTGCTGTCGTATCCGAGCAAGATTATCCATGAACAATAATCGATCGCCTTTCTCCTGTCCATAGATTGTCCCATCCTCTAGGCTAAAGCTGCCCCGGATATCGTAGCCCACCACAGAGCCGAACTCTTTCAGGGAGTCTTTGGTAAGCATATCGCTCCTGCTAAGACCGAGGAAGTGGAAGCATAGCGAATGCAGGGTTTTAAAATACGGCAGCTCCTTACGATCAAATTTAAACTTATCGCAGGCACGGGTTATTGCTTCGGTCGCCGCCCGCTTGGTAAACGAGACATAGGCAATTTTGTTTGGCAATGTGCCGGACTCCAGCTCTTCCTCGACAATGCGAAGAAGAGATGTTGTTTTGCCGGTGCCCGGAGGACCGAGGATAATTTCTGGTTCGATCATTTTGTCCTTCTATAATTATATGCCCAATAAGCCTGGCCACAGTCCCTGCAAACCGTAAGCCGATACGGATAACTCAACGAACTCTTTCCATCGAGGAGTCGTGCTGATCGATGGAATCCGAGCAAACAGAATAGCCACCTCATACTGGCGAATCCTTAATTCGAGGAGTATCAAACGGCTCCTCCTGTTTAATAACAACAGCCTCTGGGAGTGACCATACGTTAGCACTCACACCCTTAAAATGCTTGTACTTGAGCTTGTACGCGCCAAACTCCTTCATGATAACAACGATCTCGTTGCGGTTAAGCTCAACAAACTTCTTACCCGTAAGATACGCTTCCAGATCGCGGTAACGGAATTGATACTCACGAGTCTCTTCATCGAAGAACGGCTTACCCATGATAATCTCATCGAAGGTCTTCGCCGCAAATCTATCAGTCAGAAATTCGAACCAAAGCTCCTTGAACATACCGCGCCGGGTCATGGTCTCATCCGGTGGCTCGATATGCACAGCGGTATCGATAAGCTGTTGCATACTCCGCAGCCAAGTGTCACGCTTATAGATCGGCAGCAGCTTATCAATCTGGCTTAGAACCGTTTTCTGGAACTTTATCGGCGACAAGATATCGTCGATGTCGGCGTTGATCGTCTCGCCGCTATCCAGCCGAACAAAATAGAATTTCGGATCGGAATCCAGGATCGCGATCGAGTCTACCGCCGGGGCGATCCCCCCGGTGCCTATCCCAAACCGCCGCCCTTGGCACACCATCTTATCACAATGGTTGCAGATAGGCGGCTCCTTGCACTTGTAGAAATATTCCTTCTTGCGAAGCTGTCGCAGAACAAGGCCGACTTCGTCGGTAGACAACGGGGGGACGAGGAATTTGTAATTCCATTCCTCCAATAGAGGCTCCCAGTTATCGGGCCGCATCTTCTTGGCCAAGATGCCGTAGGCGAACAGCGCATTGTTGCGCCCGCCCTCGGCTACCTTGGTTACGGATAAGGTTTCCAGACATGGCGGGCCGTCGGCTAGATCAGTCGAAGCTTTATCCAGCTTCGGTGCGAGATTTAGCAGCTGCTTATGGGTAATCTGGCTCTTCTCGGCTACTTCCAAGAAGCGGTAGAGCGACAGGCCTTTACCATCACCATCCACCGAGTATCGGTTGCCGCCATCGGCCTTAAAGTAAGGCATATTCAACCAGTTGCCGAGGTCGCCGCGATCGATATCAACCGTTACCTGCTTGGGGAATATCTCCGACCCACCATACCCCATGACAGCCGCCAGCTCGCGCAGCTTATCGATCATGTCGCCAGCGGGTACGAACTCAGACGTAAAGAGGAACAGATGTGCGCCGCCGGACTTAGATCGGCATAGCACGAGCGGGAGCCCAAGGTTGCGGGTCTTCTCGACAATCTCGCGATGTGACAGATTATAGTTGTCGATATCGATCACACCCCAGTTACAAGTGCCATCGGTACGCACCGGGATAATTCCGAGCGATCGATTGCCAGCAAGATGCTTATCCCACATGGCGATGGTCGCCTCGCCACGCAGGGTTTTGGCTGTGCCTTTGATCTCGGACTTTTGCTTACCCGGCTGCTTCTCTTCCTTCTCGTAGGTGCCGTGCCCCAGCTCCGACCCCCGGAAGAGGTTGTACATGCGTTCAGACTCGTTGGACAATTCCATCTCCCAAAATTGGAAAGGGGAGGGAGCTAGTCCCTCCCCTGTGATAGAGGCTTGTTTTTCTAGCCTCAGACCGGAATGCCGTCGTCGACGGGATGGTCGCCGCCGCCCTCGTTCATGGCATCGGCCGGACGGCCAACGGACATGTTGCCCTTGGCAGCCATCTCCGCGAATTCCAGCGCGCGATCAAAATCCCCCTGATCGACCCAGTCGCCTGCGGTGATCTTGTAGTTATACCAGGAGCCGGACTCATTCTCCTGGTAGACCGTCTGCACCAGATACTTCTTGGCGAAGGCCGGGGCGATCTTGCCACCGATATTGATGTTGTTGCGCAAGGTCATCCAGTCGCGCATCGGCTTCAACCGAGTCGATGTCGCTCCGATGACGATCGGCATGGACTGGCCGGGGACGAGAGCCAGGGTATAGGTGGTCTCGATGAGATCGTTACCGTTCGGCAGCACAAGGCCGCGCGGCTTGCCGGTCTTTTCGTCGAGCTTCGGCTTCGCCGTCTTGCGGATGGGATCGTCCCAGTCATAAGAGTTCTGGTAGCCGCCACCGGACGATCGCGGTGTCCATTCCACGAGCGCTTTCTGAAATGCGAATGGGATAACCCACAGCCCTTCCTTGCCGTCGAACAGCTCCTTGGTCGCCGTATTGAACAGCATCCCCTTCTTGGCGCCCTCGATATATTCCGGCTTGTTTTCCTCCACCTGCGGCGAGCTGGAATGGAGGATCGCCAGGAATGGCATGGTGTTGTCTTGGGCATCAGTCGAATTGCCGAGTCCCGCGACCTCGTTGATACGTTCCTGCATAAACGCTGGTACGGAGCCGGTGTCCACTTGGACAAGCTCCTTATTTTCTGCAGCCTTCGCCATTACTTCGTCTTCCTTTTCTTGATCTTGGCAATAACGCCAATGGTTGCGCCGAGCGCTTCCTTCTGTTCGTCGGTCAGCGGGTCGGTTGATTCATCCTCGGTGTACTCGCGGATGAAACTGGTTAACGTAGCCCAGTTAACGGCTTTAATCAGCTTCATCGGATGCTGGTTAGCCTTGGGCCACTGCGTGCGAATAAATTGGAAAAGCTCCTTGGCGTCGTCGTACTCCTCGGTGTTAAACTCCACCGACAACACCGCCCGAATGATCTCGTCGCCATCGATCTCCTCCAAGACATCGAAGGCTTTCTTCCGCCTGTCCTCCGGCCACTCGGTAGAGATGTTCGCCTTGTAGTACGGGCCGATGACAACATCAACGTTATCTTCCGGGAGCCCAATACGGTCGATCTGGATATTGTTGAAGAGCTCCGGCAACTTACGCTGCTGTAATTCGAGCTTCTCTTTGTTTTTCGTTGAGAGCTGTTCTTCAAGCGACTCGATCTCTTGCTCAAGATCAAAAAACTCTTTAGCCATTTTCCTGGCTTGTTCTAGGGACGCCTCGGAGGTAATGTTGGAGGTGTCTGCATTCTTAATATAAGAAGGCGCTTGTGCCACAATAATTCTCCCTTGGATGACACCCCGAATATATCCGGGGAACGGGGGGAAGCATAGTCCTATTCCTGGATAATAGAGTCGCCAAATTCTGCGATGTAATAAATACAATGGGTTAGCCTTCACGCGCGCGTGCGCGCTATACGTTACGTGCGTAAGACAATTTCAATTTTTGAAATGGAAAAAGTAGTAATAGTTCTAATATTCTAATAAAGTCATTGATATCATTAAACAATCAATGTATTAGAACATATATTAAACCTATGGTAGTCAATACATATAATTACGCGGAGGGTGACGTGCATCAGAAGTATGAAGTATTGAGTACGCACGCGTATGTGAATGGGGCTTTACTATCCCCCCGCTCATCGGGTAGCGTAGCATTGTAGATTTCGCAGAGCAAAGCGCCAAAGGACCGCCACCTATAGATGATTTGGATCAGTAATTAGGGGTGGCTCCCCTCGGACATAAATAGCCAAGGGTGGCTCCCCTTGGACATAAATAGCCAACAACATACAGCGGCTTTCTACAATAACCCTTTACAATGACCCACTGACATTCGTACCTGATGTCAGTGGGTTTTCATTTTCGAGACATGGCGCTTTTATCCAGGCTACTGTAGGGCTAAATCTTATCTTGTAGGTGACGCTACAGATGGTTTGACCACCATTCTCCCAAGGAGGCCCAACGTACATGGCTGCACGTTGGGCCTTTAATTTTACCAGACGATCCTACTTTACTCCTCCGGAGTGCCGCCCTATATTGATTATAGGTTGTTAAGGTTCCTCCCGACGACCGCTAGGGCGGGTGTTTTTACTTTCCGGTTCTCACCCGCCCCTTCAGTTCCTCCCGCCAGCCCCTTGGCTATGGAAGAAGGAGCCCTCCTCGCATTAAACGGCTTGGAGGGCTTTTCTTTTGCCCTCTGTTCAGATTAATATGAACGAGAGCCACATAAACGGACATGGGACACTGTTACGGTACGTAGGGTATACCGATATAGGCCCGCTAGACAATTCGTGTGATAGACAAAGCCAAGGACAAATTCCCTCATGAGAGATCATCCACTAGCTCGTAACTACAAATTTCGGACCACACCGTACAAGCACCAAGGGTTCGAAGGCGCATTGAAACATTGGTGGATGGATCATTGGGGTTGGTTGCTTGAAATGGGAACGGGCAAATCCAAGGTCTGCATCGATAACGGCTGTATCCTTTTTGAATTCGGCGAGGTCGATTGCTGGCTTATCTTTGCGCCGAAAGGAGTTTATCGCAACTGGACCGACAAAGAAATTCCGACTCACATGCCGGAGGCAATCCGGGAAAAAGCAACCATTCATTTGTGGCAGGGAGGGCATACCGTCCGGGAAAAAGACCAGCTCGAGTATCTTTGCACAAAGCGACCGGGGGGACTCCGTATCCTTGTTGCCAATGTGGAGGCAATATCAAACAGCAAGAACTTCGCTAAATGGGTGTGGAAGTTCGTGCGATCGGGCAAGGTCTATTGTGCTGTGGATGAGGCATCCTGCATCAAGAACCCAACCGCGATCCGCACCAAGGAGATCATTAAGCTCGGACGACTGTGCGAGTACACCCGCATCCTTACCGGCACCCCCGTTCCCAAAGGTCCGCTTGATCTATGGGCGGAGTTCGAGTTCCTCAAAAAGGCGTGCCTTGGCTTCTGGTCCTATGTGACCTTCAAGAAGCGGTATGCAATCATAGACAAACAGTACAAGTATGTACCAGGCAAGGACGATCCAATCGAGATGGACATCGTTGTCGGGTATCAAAATACCGAGAAACTATCCGCAGAAATCGCCAACCACGCAAATGTTATTCGCAAAGAGGACTGCCTTGACCTACCGCCGAAAGTCTACGAGACATGGGATGTTGAACTCACCAAAGAGCAACAGCGGATTTATACCGAATTCAAACAGTTCGCGACCGCCGAACTCGAGGCTGGAAAATTCGTTACGGCTACTGTTGTCATCGCCCAGCTCTTACGTATGCACCAGATCGTTTGTGGCCATACTACCGATGAGAATGGCGAGCACCATGATATCCCTTCAAATCGGCCTTTCGAGCTTCTTGAGATAATGGAGGGTCTCGATAACAAGACCATCGTCTGGTGCAATTACCGGAGCGACATGCATAAGGTAATGGCCGCGCTGGAAAAGAAAGGCTATGCCGCAGTCCGTTACGACGGTGAAACCCCCGGTAATAAACGAGCCGAGGCGATCTGGCGTTTTCAAGGTGAAAAGTTCTTCGTGCCGTCGCCCGAGTTCCAAAAACCCCCGGCGATTGAGGCCGACATATTCGTTGGCACCCCGTCGGCTGGTGGCTATGGTATCACCCTTACGGCAGCACGCAACGTTATCTATTACTCCAACAATTATGACCTGGAGAAGCGGTTGCAGTCGGAGGATCGCGCCCACCGTATCGGGCAGAACTTCTCGGTGACTTATATCGACATGATCGCGCGGGGTACGATCGATGAAAAGATCATCGCCGCCCTGCGTCGTAAAGAACAATTAGCCAACATCATCATGGATGGGCCAGCACGTATCCGCGATTTATTCTCATGAAGATAAAATTCGAGTGTAAAGAGGCGGTAAAGATCGTCGTATGGAGAGAAAAGATGGAAGAACAACAGCTTATACCGCTAGCCGAACCACAGCCAGATAACCGGCTTGTGGAGAAAGGCTTAAACCGCAAGCAACGCCGCGCCGAAGCCGCTCGTAAGCGGGCGATCCGGGGGAAGACCCTTCCCGATCGTGTTTCGGTAAATCGCTCCTCCCCGTACTACTATCGATATTGCAACTATATCGGTGTGAGATTTGATGGCCAAGAGCAATCCAAGGTCGTCGAATGCTGTGTATCCGAAGGATGGGTGCAGTGCTATGTGGAAACCGAAGAGGGCATACAAATCGAGCGTGATCAATATGTTCTCGGCCCTCGTTGGTATGGTAAAGTGGAGCTGTACTGGCGCGACTAGCGGCGCGCACCATTCCGGATCATTTCAACAGTCATCCGTTCAATCGCTTCGGTAAGATTCGAAACATTCTTTGTCAAGTCAATAACAGCATTGGTAGCGGCGACTAGAGCCGTAGGGTCTACGATGACCGCCGCTACTTGTGCCTGATTTGTAGACGGAGGAGAAGCGGTGCTGGTCTTCCCCTTGATGTATCCAAGCCATGAGAATGCTGTAGCCACGCCAATCGATACAGCCAAGATGCTATAGATTAATATTTGTGCCCAGAGAGGAAAATTGGTAAGATCAGGAACTGGAGGCTGCATGGTTTTCTCCGGCATCCGTGGCAGCTCGATAGATATTTATTAGCTCGGTGGCCGCGACCACCGGGTATATGGCGAGCCATGCGCCAACGACACCAGAGAATGCGAATGCAGTGCAAACGCCAATCCAAATAACGAATCCAACCCCTGCAGAAATTACTCTAATCCAGGGAGTGACGTTCTTTCTGGCCCCGTTAATGATGAGCCCAATAATACGAAATGAGCCCATGAACAAGAAAAAACAACCCCAAGCATTCTCACTCGCAAATTGCGCAAATCCCGACCATCCCGGATTTTGTTCAAACATTTTTGTTGGTAGAAGGATTACAACTCCGAGCAGAGCTGTGATGGTCGCAATCACCCATTCGGTCATACGTGGGCCGAAGCGATGGCTGATCGAAATCCACAGGCCATGCCCCATATGAGGTTCCCGTGGACCTCGATCAATATACTGCTGGCTGCTGGGCATCATGTTGCCGAAATAGCCGCGCCCAGCGTGATGCGGAGCCAATTGGTGCCGTTGCTGTATGCCAGGCACGGGGAACCAGAGGCCCCATTCGAGCAGTACATGATGCGACCCGTCATCGTCGATGCAGCCGGAAATGCAGCCACATTCCCCCCGTTATCGATTGTGTCCAGATCGTCCAGCTGGGTCTGAAGCGATCGGGAACCGGTCCGTCCCCGGCGGATGGATGGTGCAGACATATCATTCTCCTGTGTCGGTTGTGACCGGGGGGAGCTTCTTGCATCCCGGCAGTTTGGCGCAGGTTTCGTTATGCTCGGCAACCTGCAAACCGAATTTCGGGTCATTCTTGACCACGAATTTTCTGGTCATCGGCTTCGGAGTAAGAGACTCGAAGCCGGAACCGTCAATTGCACTCCCCTGTAACTTTGTCTGGCACCCCGCCAAGGCGGCGACAGATATCAGCAGTAGTGGCAGTGCGATCTTGTTTCTTGAGTTGATCACGTTCATGTACCAGTTCAGTTGCGCGGGTAAGGTCCGCAGTTTTCTGCTCTTGTATGCCCTGTTGTACAGCATCATGGTGGAACTTTGTCAACCATGCGCCGCCCCCGATTATGATCGCAGCGATTAAGGCTGCGATGATCATGAATTTGATGCTCATTTGTCCAACCCCAGTTTGTAGAGGAAGGGTTTACGAGCATACCGCCCCCACAACGCTACCGCCGCGCCAAGATATGGGCCGAAGGCGATAACAAGATTGAGGATATCACCGTGGAGCTCTTCCGGGATCGCATAGCCGAAATGCGCCAGCAATCGCGATACGATAATGAGCAGTGATCCGAGTACAACTCGGCTCTGCCACCACGGCTCTTGGTTAGTAATTTGGTCGATCCGGGGAGCGACCTCATCCATGACGGCATCCGTGACCGCGCTGGTCACACTAGGGACAGCCGTGGTGTCTACTGGCACATCGGGGGAGGCTACCGTAGCCGCCACCTTCTGCGCTATTTCCTGGCGAAGCTTGGCGTGTTCAGCCATTTTCTTACCCTTTCAGCGCACGCTCGAAAACCAAAGCGGCCTTGGCGACCCGGTCGGCACGATCGGTTCCGTTGATGATCCGCCGAGCCATCACATATTCCTTGTAGTCTTCGGCGTCGGACTCGTCGAGGTTGTCGATGTAAGTATCAAGGCTCTTGCCGGTGAAGAGCCCAAGCCGCATTCCCTCGATCATGATCTTGATGGCAACATCATCCTCGAGAGCGAGCTCCGGATTTTTGACAAGATCGACACCGACATAGGGCGATAGCCTTGCATAGTTGGCCTTGAAGGTGATTTGCACAATCCCCCGGCCAAACCAGTATTGACCGTTAGCATCGCGCCGCCAGTAGGGCGTCTTCACCCATGGGAGCTTGCCAGCTTTCCAACTTGCCTCCAACCGGGCGGCGGCTTGTTCGTCCGTGTTGGCGAGCGTCTCACGAACTGGTTGCATGGTGGCCGCACTTTCATGGTACGCGGTAGCCAGACAATAGGCATTTTCCTGTTCGTTGAATGGTTCTTTTTCGAGGGCCGATAGGATGGCCTCGAGGCCATCCACTTGCAGCTGATTATAGGAGCCAAACAGCGGCTTGGCTTTCTGGAAGAATACCTTACGGTCATGCAGCATTGTCGCCTCCTATTTTTACCAAAAATACCCGTATAACGGGTTCTGGTAAATGAATTAATTAAAGTCGACGAAGCCGATATGCTCGATACTTTTGGCGATGACCGTGCGATCAGCATATATGCCGAGCGGATCGCTAGCATGCATCGTCACTGTGCCGTCGCTGCTGGTTGACATATCCCAGTCGAAACGGCTGTCAACGTAGAAGGCCAAGGTGTCATCACCAGCGCCGCCGTAGACATACGAGATTTGATCGTCGTTGGGATTGACCTGTGAGGCGGGGGGAAGCTGGATCGAAAAGAAATCGTCGCCTCCTGCACCATGCAGAATATCGGTGCCGATGTAGGAATAGAACGTATCGTTCCCTGCTCCACCGGTGAAATTATCATTGCCACCTGTTTCTGTGAATATGCTCATTTTCTTCATAGCTCCTGCTAACTAGCTGGCCATCGCAGCTTGGGTAACTCAGGTTCAATGTCGGCATAACCTGAAGGAATGGATCGGGTGCCGTTCTCGACATCAGATAGCAGTTTGTAAAGCGCCGACCAAGTTTGATCACGAACTGATATACAAAACTGGCCTTCTTCCGCAAACTGCGGGACTGCACTTGCAGCGTAAGTACACGCTGATAACATACTATCATAGCCGCGTGTCCGAGCAAAGGTATCCAAACTGGCTTGAACAGACACTACAATTGCAGCTTTAATTGCTTCCAAGGAGACAGGAGCTATTCCCCCCAGCTCTATAGCGGCATGATAAAGTTCCTGTCCCAGTGGTTCTGAGTCATTCGGGTCCGCTGTGAAGTGTATCCAGCCAAGGGTTGGATGCTCTATTTCGATATCGATGGTCCCATGAGCATTGTACCGGGGGTTGCGCCAATTGGGCAGTTCCAATTCTTCGGTGATCTCGATTTCTTCATCCATTAGCTTACCCTCAAGAATACGCCGCCCTGGTTTTGTGTTACACGCGCATTGCATTGCCAAGTACCTGATGGACTAGAGCCAATAGAACCTAGTGCCGTGTCTGAATAGTTCAAGTTTGATCCCGCTGTTGTGTCACCAGCCGAAAGTGTAGTTGCTGCGGTATATTTGAAGAAGGCATACGACCCTTTAGAACCCACCGCCGCCCCGGCCATTTTATCGGAGACAGCTGTGCTAGACAATTTAGCAGTAGTGACATTGGCATCAATGATTTCTGCTGTGCCAACGCTATTGTCTTGCATTTGGGCTTGTGCAATAGAATTGGTGCCGATATCCGTATTTGACCAATTCAATTGCAAATTTGCTATCGGCCCAGAGGTCCAACTAGATGGAACACCAGACCTATTAATATATCGAACAAAATACCAACCCCCTTGGCCAGGGGTTATTAGATTAAATAACAGACTATATTGTGAGCTAGGAGAGACTATCCAAGTTATATCACTTGATGTTGGTGTAACATTCGTTGCTTTAAGAACCACTTCAACTGTAGCAATGTCCTTTTCAGAAGGGACAGCTATTTGTAATTGAACTGTAAAGCCATAAATAAACTGGCAAGATGTTACAGTTGGTGCAGTCGGTGCCGTCGTTTTTGCTGTTGCCTGAAGCGTCGTGACTGAAGAGAATGATCCCTCATGATTATTGAACCCGACACCTGCAGCAGATACACGATAATAGTGGTCTGCAATTACACCGGTATATTTACCAACCAACTTGCGTGGGTGGACATAATAAGTATCGACAAGGGTCGTGTTGTCGGAAAGATATTCATCGATCTTGAAGACCAAAGCATAAGCTTCGCTCGGCAATGAAGCAACCGATATCTTGAGCCCCATATCAATGGTGCCATCGCCATTGGTGCTCTTAGTGGTTTGTGCGACAGTCGGAGCGGATGGCGTGCCGATCGTGGCAGAGGTCAGCGCATCTGTGATCTGCCCCGTGCCAATGTCCGCCGTCTGTGCGCCGCGATAGGTCTGCGGGTTATTATTCGCAGCCACCCAAGCCGACGGATTACCCGATCTATCAATTGAACGGATAAACACATAATAGGCCGTTCCAACGGTAAGCTCCTCACCGTAGACGAAATGATCACCATTACCAGCCTTAACAATCCCAACGCCACCAGTCTGGTTATTTGCTGTATTGACGTACCATTCATATCGGCGGATATCTGCATCAGACGGCTGTGTCCAGGCTCCCTTTAACATCTTCGCTTTGGTTGTTATACTAAATCCAGAAGGAGCAGTGGGTGCGGCACTCTTCTTTGATGGAGTTAGAGTAACCGCCGAGGACCAATTGGAGCGCTTACCGAGCTTGGAGACGGAGGCGACGCGCACCGAATATTGCTTGGCCGACTTGGCGTCGAAGATATAGGTCGGGTCAGCGGCGCTGTCAGTGCTGACTTCTCCGGTGCTGACCTGGGTGATCTCGATCGCGTAACTTGGTGCTGCCGGAACTGCATTCCAAGTGGCTTTGATACCAATCTTAGCATGCCCATCTTCAGTAACTTCGATCGTCGTCTGTGCCAGCGCCAGTCCGGTCGGCTTGCGGCCGCCAGCCATATCATTGGCTTCGCGCAGATCGTCGCGCCAGCCGAGCGGCGAATATTCGTCCGTCGTGGTCGGGTGATTGGTGCGCAAAT